CGTCGAAGTGGCAGTAAACGCCGATGAAGTTGCCGTCTGAATCTTGATAGCCGATAGTGGATCGAGTGGACATAGTTTAGTTCCTTTGGTTGGTTACGTAGTTATTATAAAAGGTTCTCTGATTATTGCACAATCAAACGATCGAGTATCCATTGTAGCCGAAGGGTGATGGTCGAAGATTGACCTTGACTACATTGGCTGCTGATGCGCCGTAGCCGTTTTGCCACCCCTTCCAGGCGGCATCATATGAACTCCACCAGATCGGCGTACCGGCAGAGGCAGACTTTGGGTAGGATCCGTCGGGGTTTTGAATGCTGTATCCGGTTGCCATGATTAGTTCCTTGGTTGTGTTTATATTATAGCTTGTTGGCTGGATTATTGCACATAATGCATTTTAGGGATTACGGGAGACAGGGAGCACCATAGGGACCAACCACGATCCTACTTAGCTCAACCTGTCCCCCACCCAAGGAGTAAGAACGACCAACCACAGCGTTCTTAACCTATCTCTTACAATGAGCCGTATTCTTTAAGCCCAGATCGAGTCATATCGAGGATATACCCGTGACCTGCTCCGCCGAACCGATTCTTTTGCACCTCGAAGATCCGGTAGCCAAAGTTGTCTGACTTCTGATCTGTGTCAACGAAGAGGTGACAGTGTGCATCGACCATATGCTTAAGCTTGGAGCTTCCGCTAAACTTGCCCGCTTTATTCACCTGCCCAATCACTAGTGCAATTGCCCAATTCTCTTTGCAGTAATCAGTAATCTGCTGCAATGACCTCTCCGCCGTCGCTGTCGTAATACGTCCGGAGTTGAAGTGGCCATCGTCTAGCGTTTGAAGGCTATCAACAATGACGAAGAACTGCTTGCCTGGGTTCTCTTCGCGGATCTTGTCACAGTGCTTGAGGATGGTAGGGACGTGAGTGTCCTGACCTGCATAGAAGCCGTTGCGAAGACCGAGACGCTTAACCGTCCTACGAACCTGGAACAAGCTCTCCTCAGCTGTGTTGAAGAGAACCGCGTGCCCTTGACGCGTAAGACTGTCTGCCAATTGCAACATCAGCGTCGTCTTGCCGGCACCCGGGGTGCCTGTCATTAGTGTCGCAACCGAAGGAGTCATACCCTGGCCACCGAAGGCGTGATCAATATAACTGATGCCTGTCTTAGCAGTCTCTTCCAGCTGTCGTGGAATGTCGATGCTGAGAATGTTGGTGCCTTGCGCAAAGTCTTTAAGTTGGGTATTGAGCTGCATTAATATCTCCTTGGTTGGTTGTGATTATATTATACGTCCTTCTTGGTGTTTTGCACCTCACGATGATTGATGAATTCGCTGATATCCTTGTTGAATTGATATAGATAGTAGATGATGATTGCGTTGCATGCTACGAAGTACATTTCGATGAAAGCGTTTGTCATTTTATATTTCCTGTGTTGGTTTTCTATGTTTATTATATTATGTTCTGTGTGTATTACACAATATTAGTCAAATAGCCTTTTTTCAAACTCGGCTAGACGGTTGCACAATTGACGGCGGTGATCCTCAAGATCCACAGTCTTTGCACCAGAGATCCTAGCGTAACAGATCTCTTCCTCTACTTCTTGGATTTGCCTCTTGCATCCAGCGATCAGCTTGTGTAGGTTATTGCTCATTTGCTTTCCTCCATCTCACGAAGTGCACAATCCTGTCCGGTCTCTTCTTCGATATCGATCATACGATCCCAAGCATCCCGTGGGTCAGCGATCTCATCAAGAATCTCGCCGGTGTTAGTGTTGTAAATAGCAAAGGTCATTATTGCCTCCCGGCGTTGTGGTTGTGATTATATTGTAAAGCATTCTCTGCGTTTTACACATTATTTGGTAGGCCTGGAAAGACTCGAACTTTCAACCAACCGCTTATGAGGCGGGTTCTCTAACCAATTGAGATACAAGCCCAGATTGTGTAACTCACAGAGAATGTATTATTTAATCAACCTCAGTGCTTGTGTAAGATTGTCAACATAGGTTGAATAGAAGTTGTCGAACTGAGGTTGATCTGGTTGAGAGCCATGAACCTTCCATTGACCAACAGTTTCGTTCGGATCAAGTTGTTGACGACGGCAACTGCAACGCTGACCGTTAACTGGATTGGTGATCTCGATCATTCGTTCCCGAACGTCTGGTACCATACCAGCTTTGATCGCTTTGGTAATCGCATTCTTAACTAGCATCGCGAGCCCACACATCCTTGTTGCAACGGCTTCGAGCAAGTTCCCGGGAAGCATCGAAAAGTTGATCACGAAGAATATCGATATTGAGCTCATCAAGACGAAGGGTAAAGCTATGTCCAAACTGAATCAGCGCAGTGTCACCTTCAACATTAATATCAACCTCAGTAGATTTTGATGCAACGTTTTGAGTATCGAGAATAAACTTAGTCATGGTGGACTCCTTTGGTTGATTGGGTTATATGATTATTATAATACGTTGTTGGGAACTTTACACAATTACTCAGGTTGGGCACGGAAGTATCGGCCTCTTAGTTCCGCTCCCGGAGCCAAGCCTGACGTATCTTGACCTCAACGTGGGCCATGAAGTCACCGTTGTCGAGTAGATCGTTAACTCGCTGGAAGACTTGTTCAAACTTAAGCCGGAGCTCGTTCTCAAGCATGTCTTGTTCAAACTTAAGCCGGAGCTCGTTCTCAAGAATGTTAGAAGCAGCTATAACCTGACCAATCCCGGGAAAGTGGGCACGCGAGCCCAGATCGAAGCTGGCTTTAAGGCGTTCTTGCATCTCACGAGCATAGCGGCGGGCTGCGTATCGGATAGCATCATTAAGTTGGGAATCGATATTAGACATTATGTTCTCCTTGGTTGGTATAGATTTATTATAATACGTTGTTGGGAACTTTACACAATTCCTCAAGCGGGACGATGCCGGGAGTGTTGGCCTCTAGTTCCCGCTTCCGGAGAAAAGCCTGCGTTATAACAACCTCGCCGCTAGCCATAAAGTCACCGTCATCGAGCAAATCGTTAACACGTTGGAAAGCCTGCTCAATCTCAAGCCGGAGCTCGCTCTCAAGCATGTTAGTAGCAGCTGCAACCTGAGCATTCCAGAGAGGGCGGTTAGTCAAGCTCGGATCGCCGTCAGTGTCAAAGCGGTCTTGCATCTCACCAGCATAGCGGCCGACTGCATCGAGGATAGCATCATTAAGTTGGGAATCGATATTAGACATGGTTGGCTCCTTAGCCGGTGGTTGTGTTTATATTATACGGCTAGCTGGGCAACCTGCACACTTGCAGTTGTAAAGTGCTCTGCCGGATTTGCACAATCAATCCATCAGTGGGAAGTTGTTGTAGTATGCATCACGGTCGGTGACTTCGCGAATTGTGCGTTTGTCAACCTTGAGTTTACTACCGAAGGCCCTGGTTGCGATATCGTATGCGTCCTCTGCATCACGGGCATAGACCTGATTAAAGCCTTCATCAGTGAAGTTGAACGTGAAGAGGGTGATGCGACCATTAGCTTTGTCGATGTAGTGGCAGTCCATTGTTTTGGCTCCTTAGCCGGCGGTTGTGATATTATTATATACATCATGCCGAGAGTTGCACATGGCCGCTAGCCAAACAATGACCTACCCCGCCCACCTCTCCCTTAGAGTATAAGCTCGAGCGCCAATATTGCACATTGTTTACCGGATCATATTGAGCGCCGGCCGACTGGAATCAGGAACCTGCCATCGACCAAGTTCTCGTCTGAGATATCGCGTGACTCGCTCTGGGACATGAACTCGATTGTCTGTTGCTCGATACGAATGCCGTTGCGCCTGAAGTTAAGCTCGCCCCTGAGCTCACCACTAGTGAGTCGATCTTTGATCCGATCGAGTTGAGCTAGCCGAGCATTGACGACACGCTCTTTGAATTCGAGTGCATCGGACTCGAGTCTAAAATTTGCGAGAGATCGCGACCCCGGTCCGATAACTGTGAAGTAAGTGATAGAATCTTGTGAGCTCATGTAATCTCCTATGATATCATTATACACTTAGTCGGAAGATTTTACACCCAATTATGTCGCCACAGTGTAATGAATCTCAACTCGTCTTTATCGTTTTTATAGTAGTGGACCACCGGCATCTCAATTGTATCATACAGCATTATCTGGCCGATCGCACTGTTTCTGAGAATTAATTCAACTTCTTTTGATGTAAGGTTTTTTGTCATAATTTCCTCGCTTAAACGCGTCGACTAAAATCAGTGCTGCCTGTCATCGACCGTGCTGCCCTTCTTGGCTTAAATCGCTAGCCCTAATCGTCGACTAAAATTGAACTCTATGCTCGCCACAATTTAGTTGCGCCGGGACAGAGCTTTTCTTTTCGTTGACTAAAACTGCGTCGACTAAAACTACCTATATTATTATACCCCGCCCGGCCCAAATGAATAACGTGCACTGGCTTAAATGCTAGCTGACTAGTATCAGCGCTACGAATGAGAGATGTATAATGTTATACGCAATTCAATTGAGACTGTAATCTAGATCTAGATACAATGCTAGACAATATGAGACAAATTAAGACAACGAGATATCGGGAGGGTGCGCGCGGGGCCCTAGTTACAGCCTCCTCACCGACCACCAGCATTTTTCACCCTATCCTAGCAGACGCAGAATTTACCATAAACAGTAGACCCGTATCCACTGCCCCTCGATGACCCAGCTGGGCGGGACAAATATCCACTGCCACGCAGAGAAGACGCTGACATACACAAGATACAGCATATGACTAGCAATCAGAGCGCTGAGGTAGTATGAGACTTAGCACGCGGGTGGCTACTACGCTATCTAGACTCTTTAGCGTCTCTACTCTATAGACTAACTAGTTATGTTGTTTCTGTTATGACTTCCCGGAAAGATGAATTCACGATATCTGTCGACGTGCGTTATCTATCTTGAATCTATGTGCACCTTCGGGTGTGACGCCAAACGTTGCCATGGCTTTATAAAGCATATTCATGTTTTCAATGCTGTATTTCAAGTATTTTGATGATAAAATCGCCGGTTCCAGGTCTTCAGTGAAACTAACATTCCAGTCTTCGTTTTGCTCAATCCACTCATTGATGGCTTGATCCGCCCCAGATTTTCCATCAACGGCTTGAATAACATCAATGCTGTCTTTGATATGTTTGTGAGATTCAGTGTCTCTATAGAAACTATCTTTTCCGGAATGTCTCTTGCTGTTGTAGTCATCGCAAATTACCAAGCTCGAAGGATGAGTAATATCTTTCAGATACTTAAGTTCTTGTTTGACTGTTGGGTAGTTATGATCTCCATCAATTAAGACAAGATCAAACTTGGCCCCGGACTCTGCCAGCATTGGAAGAAATGCAAGACTATTTTGCTCAATATACATCGAGTTCCAGCTAGTGTCATCCTCCCACGAAGGATTAGAGAAATAGCTAGACAAAGAGTCAATATCAGATTTTGCTACAATCGACTTGATCCCCTTCATTTGCGCCATTTGCTCAATCAATAAGTGATCCATTCGAATATCAACGCCGACATATTTAAAGTCAGGATTATAAAGCATAAGATTATGAATTAGCGGTAGTGTTGTTTGCCCTTTATCTACCCCGATTTCTAAAACTGTTGGTGATTTTAAATTAGAGCAATATTGCGTCATGATCCCTACAAATCCTGTATACGACATTATTTTCCTCGATTTTTATTAAGCTTTTGATGATCTTCTTCTAAGCGATCGTGCATTTTTGCAATTACTAAACTGAACACTGGCGGAATCATTTGTTCTAAACTCCCAAAATATTATACACATCCTGGGAAGCATGTTTATAACAGCTGCCAGAGGTTCTGCGTTGGTCGCTGCGATTGTCCGATTTATGTCCTTAAGGATTGCTTAGCATTGACTGGAAAGCTGTGCTAGCGCTTCTTCGTAGAGACCCACCTCTTTGGTGATTTCTTTCATTTCTGCGCCCGTTCTAGCATTCCATTCATATTCTTGAAGCAAAGAATCGAGCTGAATATCGAGCTGATCAATTATCATGTCTAGAACCCACTGGGGGATGATCACTGCTTTTTGTTTTTTGTAGTCAATCATTAATGCGCTTTACTATCTCGCCCCCGCAATAGTTTTCTAACATATTCTTCACTTCAACCCCGGCATTTTCGGCAGTGTCAGACAGAATATCCCAGATTGCGTGAGCCGTTCTATCAGCTCCGGATTTGTCTTTGAATGTGAATGATACTTCGAACCTATGTGTGCTTTTATTATAGCTCATCGGGGCAATCCTCCTCGCTCATGAAGGCAAAAAGGTTCAGATCTTCTTTCGTAATCGGGGAGCTACCAATAACAGAATTGTCCCGAAGCGGATCATCCTCAAGGTAGACGCTAGGCAGAAGATCTTGAATGAAGTGCTGGTCGATCATCTGTGTAAGTTGCATACTCAGCGCTGCCCGGATTGTGGGCGAGACAAAGTCAACTGCGTCGTGATCCTCGAGTTCGTCAATGCCTTCATCGATCTTGCGCATCAGGCGTGTGATGCTGAGTGTGTATTCCTTGCGAACTTCACCGTCCATACCGATTAACATCTTTTCTCTCCCTTGGTTGTTGTGTATTTATTATAACCTAGCGGAGAGCTGTTTGCACATTCCTCGTATACTTCCACCAGTTTCTAGCACGAAGCTTGCAAAGCCTCGGAGAATGATCATCTTGAATGCACCGCTTAGTCAAAGGGATGACTGTGTTCTTGTAACAATGGATCTTCTTGATCAGCCGACCAGCACTTGTCTGCTTGACCCTGAGCATCTCGCCAGAGTGCATAGCGAAGATCTCAGCATTGGTATAGAATACTGGGCAAGTGATCTTTGATCCGGGGTGGCTTTGATTGAGAACATCAGTATCCTCGACGGAAAGCCCGGGAGGTGCCATTAAAAGAATAAGTGACAAGATCATGATTGTTCCTCCGCGTTAAGTTCTTCTAAGTCCTGTCGAAGCCGGCGATGGAATGATTCTTCGCCGTCATCTCCGCTTAAAAGCCAGTCGATTCGCTGAGCATAGATTTGGGCTTTCTCCAAGAGTTCAAGACCTTTTAAAAACTCATCTTTAGTATCTTTTGAATATCCATCGATCTCTGGGAGATTGTCGACCCATTGACCATGAATAAACTGCGAAGATTTTGTGTGGCCCTCAACGATATCTTCAAGTGATTCAATGATTTGTTGAATCTGAAATTGCTTGTATTCAAAGAATCCGCCGCTCATTACGACACCCTCCCAAGTTTTGGCAATGAAGCCTGAATGAATAGCTCGAGGTTCTTTACCGCAGACTGAGGAACTGTTGATCTAGCTCCGATCCTTACCGATCCCCATCGATCATAAACATAGAACGTATGACCCGTAACAGTGTCTTTGAAAAGAACTTCGTCCATATCATATCCGCGTTCCGGATCGTTATATCCTTCTAGGCGACCTTCTGGAAACTTATCCAGAATTGCTTGCATCGAGGCGTGTTTAACATAGCCTTGAAGCGACATACCGTTGACGTCGATGGTTGAATCTGCTACAAAAGCCATTGTGATCTCCTTGAACCTTGATTGATTACGCCTTTATTATAAAGCGTTCTCGGAGTTTTACACAATTAGCTCGGGAAGTTCACCTGAAGCCACGCCGCCGTGTAACCTGATCACTTTATCAATTACCGCGGATGGTACATAAGGGTATACAGATTTAGTTAGCGATTCACACGATTCAGCAAACGGGATCAACAAGATCTCAGCCTCTGATGGGAACCCACATTCAACGTGGGTATATGGTCCTTCGTCATTTTTGGGATCTGAGTACATTGTTTGACCCGCTTGGACGCTGATCTTGAATCCGTCTTTGCAGGTGATCGGTTTTCGCGGGAGCTTGTAAGTAAAGTTAGTCATTGAACCACCTCATATCCCAACCTTGTCATTCTTTTATGTGAATTTGTACCCGGTATCTCTTTGGCCTGACCAGTACCGACAAACAAGGGCTTATCAAGCCAGTGGCAGTCAGCTTTTAAAATACTAAAGCAATATAGCTCTTTTACCATAACAGCTTCTTGCAAGCATTCAACTTCCTCTGCACATTCACAACGCAGCGATCCGTGCCGATCTTCACCACAATATTCCTCAACGCAACAAGTTGTCTCCTCCCAGCTCAAGTCGCTAAAGTGTCGATGATACTGCCGAAATGTAGCAGATATCCCTAAGGAATAAATCATCCACAGATAGAAGCATGTACCTAGCAGCTTAAGAAACCACTCGCCCCGGTTGATTGGACTTGTATATAGCCAAAAAATTCCATATACAGATACGGCTACAATGGCTAGTCGTATTAATGTAGTGACAATTTCAAACATCTTGCTTGCATTCCCGATTAATACTTACAACACCATCTTGCCAGTGAATAGCAAACCAATCATTTCCGATAGTTGCTGCACAAACCTACGATTTCAAGTAACCTTTTTTCTTCGCAAGCCAGACAGGTAACATTGCTGTGATTGTTTTTCCATTCTCTAGCTGCTCGCTAACTTGATCCATATTCAGAATCTGTGACTTCGGAAGCCACGTGCCATGCTTGTCATTCATTCCATGCACGAATAGCGAGTTATCCCGGACTTTCTCGACTTTGCAAAGAAGTGGGTATTGATCGTCATGCTTCTCTTGATAGTCCTTCCCTGCGTCGACAGCAAGGACTTTGATCGCAGCGTTGGTGGTCCAGTGCTTGTTTCCGTCTTTGTCGAGGATCCCGACTTTGGGGGTGCCGTAAGAATTAACTCCAGTCCAAATGATTTTCCCAACGAGTCCGACTTCGGCCGAGTTACGAGACCGAGATTTCTTTACGACCTCGACCAGCTTGCCACGCGTCGGGTTGTTGAACTCGTATGCTTCGAAGTGTTCTAGGTCCAACTCTTGTTGTCGGGTTTTAAGTCGATTGATTCGTGCAATATCGAACTTAGTTGCTGACGTCTCCGCGGTCCAAGTAGTTCCGTGACGAAGATCATATTTTGTATTGACTGGACTGATCCCAGAAGCTTGTCGGGTTTCATCCGTGCAACCCGGTGATGGACATGCGCCAAACTCGGCTGCATCGCCGAGAACGTAATCCATCGTGTCCCAGGTTACGACCCACCCACGACCACGACATCGATTACACCCACCAGAGGAATTAAAATTATCAGCTGCATCTTTTTGAATCTTGATTAGGATGTCTGACAGGTTTGTTCTAATCTTTCCAGACTCAACTTCGATTTCCTTGAGTGTTCTCATCGTTGACTCCGTCGCTATTTGCATCACTATTATAATAATCGTGGGTGTATTTTGCACATTTTGCCAACTCATCAGCAATTGCTATGCACTGGCAGCTGGCAAGGTTATTGCCGGCAGACTTGGCTTCGTCTGCCATATCCCGATATGCTTTTATGGTTTTTTCTAGGTCATTCATTGTGATCTTAGACTTAATCATCTGCATTCCTCCAATGAAAGTGTGGCGTGACGGGGGCGCTGACGAAGACTTTTTATATCATGCTTAAAGGAAGCCAAACCTTTCTCCTCCGCGTACATCAAACCACGTTTGTAAATATAGCAAAGTGACCTGATTCAACCCGTTTATTTTGTAGTCGGGGAGAGACTCGAACTCTCACACCTTAAGGCACTAGAACCTAAATCTAGCGTGTCTACCAATTCCACCACCCGACCAGACGACAAGGTTCCCATCTTCCTCATCTAAGTGCAGCCTAAACGCTTACGCAAACACAAGATAGCTTTATTGCTCGCAAGCCTTACCAGCTATCTTTCTGCCCTGCACTCCCCACTTGGCACTTCCTAGAGGATTCGAACCTCTGACCCACGGCTTAGAAGGCCGTTGCTCTATCCAGCTGAGCTAAGGAAGCTTAAGGCTGATTTTGAATCAAGAAGATCAGCTAACTTCTTGGTAGACCCCGTAGGACTCGAACCTACATAGGCACGCTTATGAGGCGGGTTCATTAACCAGATTATGATAGAGGTCCCCAATGTGCTCAACGAATTTATCAAATTCCTTTCTAACAAAAGCAGGATTATGTCTTCCTGTATCCTTGATTATGTAGTTATTATAACCTGCTCTTTCGATATTTACACAAATTAATTATCAATATCCGGATCAGACCCAATTTGGAGCAAGGTTAATACTCTTTTTGCAGACATGTCTACAGAAATCCTGTTTTTATGATACACAACATCACTAATCATATAAATTTCGCACCTATCTGGATTCGGGAATTGTTTAACGCCCAAGACGTTGTTTGGATTAACATAGAAATCATCATCTAGGTCTGTTACGTCTTTACTAAACTTGATAAATCTAATCATTGTTCTTCTCCAGTATCAGCATAAATAGCAGTCTTGTCAGCATCAATATCGCTTGGCCCTAGGATCTCAAAGTATCCGTTAGTATCAATAAATGTAGCAGCTTCATCGTAACTTACAAAGCCATCAAGAACCTCAGACGTATTTGCATCAATAACGAAAAACATTGTTATCTCCTTATGTGATTATTATAATCTACTTCCTGGAAGTTACACATTTTTTCCATAAGCTTCTCGGTCCTCGCCCAAAGTAAAAATATCGCGGAATCAGATAGTGCTTATATCCTCGGCATGACAGTTTGAATTTCTTGTTAAGCATCACTGCAACCCTTCTTCCCGATCGCGAATGCTGGCGACGCACTCTTCGATATCTTTGACTTGATATCGTAATCCCTCGAACAACTGATTTGAACGTGCTAGCTGCGCCTCAATTTGTCTAGTCGCGTCAGCAATGTTTTCTGCACTTTCGTGACGTACCAAGTTAACACCCTCCGCAGTGTTTCTAGCATGATATCGAAGCGTCTCAATCGCACGATTTGAAAACTCTAGTTGTGCCTCAATCCGATCAAGAATCCTGCTAGTAGAGTTAGCATAATAATAAAATAAGAACAACGATCCCACAAAAGGTGTTAGATCAGACACTAAATCAAATATAATCTCATTTGTCATTTTCCATTTTCCCCGTGTGCTTTGATCAATTTTTTCTTGACAACCTTCTCAATTCCCGGATTTACTCTCTCCGCCAGAGGCAATATTTGATGGCGAATGATTGTCCTCATATAACTATCGTCTTGGTTTCCCGGATCAATGCAGAAGTCAACGTCGTGATCCTGGCACCACTTCTGCAACTCTTTCTTAGGTGTAAGAAGCAGAGGTCGGATCACATTATCACGTCGATATGGAATTAGCTTGCTCTCGCCGTGAAGTGACGAGAAGACCCACCATTCGACTGCATCTGAGAGATTGTGTCCTGTCAAGATTGGTGCATCTTTGAACTGGTCGAAGAACTTGTATCGTTCGTTACGCCAGTATTCTTCCATTGACTCGTTGACATCACGTTCTCGGGTGACGCTACCAATCTCAGGCTTATATCCGTATTTGATTGCCTGTTGCATGACATGATATCTTGCTTCATGACCATGCACTGTCCCGTGATCGAAGTGCAAAAGAACGATCTCCCGCTTTGACCTCGACAAGAAGTCCAACAATGCCATTGAATCTGGGCCGCCACTGAGTGCGATGTAGCACTTTCGCGGAATATTGCCGAGGAGCTTGATCATTTGACTGTGAATGTTTCATTGGTTAGGTAGTTGAAAACCATCGCGTATCCCCCGGACTTTCGCCATGTCATGATAACATCCTTTGCCTGATTGTATGCAGACTGCCTCGTCTTCATTGACCAGATGCGATGGGGCTTTTCACCCCCGTAACATCCAACTTGATATACATGCCAAGGTGTGCTAGCACTGGCAGATCCCCAGGGACGATCCCATGGGCATGACAGAGTTTCGCCAGATTGCTCCATTAGTTTTTTATAATCTCGAATTCCAAGTGCTGCCGGATATTGACGTCCCATTATAGGCTTCCTCTTTTCGCATTCATATATTACACCTTCACGATATCAAAGTTACAAATTGAGCTCAAATCTGCTCGAAGAATAGACACCAAGCGATCAGCATTATTATAACCAAATGCATTCAGAAACGCCAAGCTTTGTCCGTTAATAGTTTGAGCAGCAGTGTAAATGTTTTTACCTCCCCGCGTATCATAGCACTTGCGATCTGATTCACTGATAGCGAAGGGCAGCTCGCGAGAGCCCACCTCGATACTGAGGTTTTTGAGTGTGTTAACAATGTCAGCCGTCTCGGTGTTTCGGGACAGGAGAATCGCAGTATTCTTGACGATCGAACCTGCCGTAGTCCCAGCAATCATATCGTTATCGAGAGTCAGATCGAACTTCGGACGAGTAGAATTCTTGCGAATCGCGGCCTTCTTCTTTTCTCCGGCACATTCAAACTCAGACGGCTGCAACTTCACATCAAAGTCGACGGACATCTCATCTCCAGTACGGAAGCATGAGAATTCAACCAGAAAGCATTGCATTCCCAGTGAGTTAAGCTTCCGATAGGTTGCCAGGGTGCCGTCATGAATAGACTCAGCGACCAGGATGCACTTGGTACAGTCAAGCAACGTCCAGTACTCCAGCAACCGCCAGGCATGCGAGGGATCAGACTTGCCGTATTGATTCTCGATGGCGACCAGCTCCCCAGTGTTGGGATCCCGTGCGAGAATATCGCACTCTCGCGACCCAGCACGTGCCTCAACATCCACCAGCTCAAGCTCAAAGCCAAGCACATCATGAAGTCGATGCAGATTCTGTGAAAGCCAAGGGGTAAAGTCGGTCTCTTCCCCTTCGAACAACTCTTTACGATCGATCTTGATCCGATCGGCGATTTCAAATTTTGGCATATAAGTTTCCTTTATAAGTTGTTGATATTATTCTAGGGCAACCTAGACGATTTGCACTTTTTATTTGAGTTTGTTGAGACGTGATTCAATTTCTTTCCTATAGTCGCTATTAAGGCGTACCAGAGGGTCATGCGGCTTCTTGCGTGTGCTGGAAAAGAATCGAAGAAGAGTCCATGAATATACAAGTGCCTCAGTTCGTGCAGCATAATCCATCTTTTCCAGTGTCATAATATCAATTGAGCGTTGCGATGCTTTTGAGACAAGACTGGAAGTTGAACTACTTTCACGCATCGATTTAATATAAATCATTTGATTAACTCTATCAGATAGCTGGGTCTGCTTATAAGCACGATATACAATTACCAGAATTGAGACAACTAGCCATAAGACAAGGCCGATTATTAGTGTGTTAAGCGTCATTTGAATCATCTTTTGTCTCCGGCCACCCAAAGAGTGCGCATGCGATAAAGCCTGTGCACCCCATAAGAAAGGCGACAATCAGGGCAAAGTTCATTGTGTATTCAGCAATCATTTATTTCTCCAGTCTAGGTAAGCTTCGCGGGTTACGATCAATCCGATTGCGCCGAGGAATGCGACGCTAATCAAGGCTGTGGCTGCAATGGTCGTGACGTTCACTGCCACATCTTTCATATCATGCAACATTCTTTTTCTCATCTTTCCGATCCATTTGAATTACAGTTTCTTTGGTCTCGAACATCAGCTTCCGGTCAGGGCAGATCACCCAGGCTCTGCGGACATTGCAGGGAATTGGGGCGGGTGCTTCTCCGTCGGTCAAGATAACCAATAGATCGTAGCGGCCTTTGACCTGCTTGTTGATAAACTCAGTGGGTGCGTTGAAGTCTGTGCCGCCGCAAACAGGTCGGGTTGGGGCAACTCGAGTTCCTCGCTTCCAGGTAAAGATTGACTCCTCATCAATGCGGGTGTCGAAGAATCCGACGTCGATATCCACTCGCTTTGCGAGGCCGGAGAGTTCGCCGAAGAGAAGCTCAATGTCTTCGTTGCCGACCGATCCGGATCCATCAACCGCACAGAATACCCGGGCTTGACGCTTCCGCTTGATGCCGGGATGGATGAATTTATATTTGCGATTCCGCTTTTTGCGGGTGGAGGTTTTGGTGGAGCTTAGGGCAAGACCGATTGTCTGCCGGAGAATTGCTTTCCAGTCGACTTGGTTTGACACCATTTGCCGGAGCTCTTCGCGCATGTTGGACGGGACAGATCCCCAGCCATTGCGGGAGTCTGCTTCTTTCACAGCATCTCGGAGGATCTCGCGGATCTTGCCATTAACCAGCTCACGTTCAGCATCGGACATGTCGCCCCATCCTTCGTGATCGCCCATGCCAGATCCGGGGCTGCCGTGTGAGCAAGAGCATTCCTTGTCACTATTGCCGTGGCCGTGGCCATCACCAGGTTGATCGCCATCATCTCCGGATTCGCCGTCTTGGTTGCCACCATCTCCGTCATCGGAATCATCGCCATCACTGTCTGGCGAGGCCTGGCTGCCATTGCTGTTGTCATCGTCATCCTCAGCATCTTCGCCGTGCACTGGGCATTGCTGTTGTTGCTGTAGTTGCTTTTGAACGTCGTCGTCATTAAGCAGCTGGCTCATGTACCAGTCAGATGATTTCTCTCTGGGCCAGGAAGCGATCAGATTCCAAATTGGGTCGTCAGCTTTGGCGTGTTCGTTTTTCTCTCCAGGTAAGACTAGATTGTCGGGGAGGTTTTTACGGGGGATCATGCTGTTGATCGCTGCATCGGTAGCCAGATTCCAGAGCATGTGTGGCTCTCGACGGCGGGAGGTGACGTGATCATAGACTAGATGCATGAACTCGTGGATTAGGACTCCGCGGATATGTTCTTTGGGCATCTCATTGAAGAAGACCGGGTTCCACAGCAGAGTGGGTGAACCATCTTGAACATAAACTCCGGCGGTCGGGACGTCAAGGACTCTTGACTTCGTGATCCGGCGGGACACTGCAGAATAGAAAGGCTCATCCCACATGAGGGAGACCAGATGCGGACCAATTTCAAATCCCTTCGCATCCTCAACCTTCTTTGCATATGCTTTCGCATCCTTCCTGATCTCATTCAAGCGATCCTGAATGCCTTTTGGAAGTGATGCAGTGCCTTTGTCTTTACTCATTACTTTCTCCTTGTGCCCTTATTGTATACATACATTTGAAACTTACACAGCTTCAAACAGGGCATTTAATTCATTCTTTGACATCAATACCTTTTGCCCTGCGATCAAAACCCGAACCAAAACTGACATTGTCGGAGTGCCGCGCCTGCGTCGCGATGGGCGTTTAACCCGTTCTTGTCCGATAATCATTGCGGCAGAATAAGTTTCTCCCGTTTTCGCATTGCAAATTTCAAAATCGGTGCCTTCGGCACTATAGTAGGGATAGAGCTTTCCGTTGAAAAGCTCGAGTGTTCGACGCGGCTTGATCATGTCTCCGATGTTCATCGCTCCTCCTGTGCTTATTATACTGGGTCTTCTAATAAGTTGCACACAACCAACCATTCGTTGGGAATCATTCTCCTAATGCCATCCATATGAACCTCTGAATAGTAGTTTGATGGCGTTCGAGTGATCGTGCCTTGTTTGCCTGTGGATTTTTCTTCAACCAGATCCCCAGGCACAAACGGAGAGACCGGAGCTTTTGCCCCGGCCTCGCCACCTGCCTTAATTGAATCAGGCATTCGTCTCACCAATCACCTCGAGTAGAAGCTGAGAGCATTGCTTGTGAAGCTTCTGCGCGTTCTTGAAGTTCCGATCAGTGATCTTGGTCCAGAATGCGATAACCAGTTCGCCGGGAAGCACCTTCATGAACTTGAAGGCATTATCAACCTGCTTCTGGTTCCACTCACCCTTGTCTGCGTGATCGCAAACCTTCTCGACCACACCGTTGAGTTGCTCCTGCGGTGCTTCCTTTACCTTCTTCTTGACCTTCATGCTCCATTTATCTAGGATGTCCTCGGCCGAGATCTGGCGGTCATACTTCTTGATGAACTCGGTGAGAGCGATCGAAGCCTCCGGACCGATCAAGCCCATGCAGAGCGGGTAGAAGAGTTGATCAGTAGGCTTATCAACAACCCCCGCATTAGTGAGAGCATGATTGACACGTTCCCAAGATCGACGAGAAGGAGTGATTCGATCTGCCTCAACATTCTCTTTGCATTCGAGATGCTGCGGATTCTGCCGGACGAAGTCGATCAAACCAGAGTCGATCTTTCCTGCTGCCCAGTCCAACCAGTCCTCGGTGGTAGGCTCAAGATCCACGATGAAGAAGCGATCTCGGAGAGCCGGATCCATCTCGTTCACCTGATATTCAGCTGATGCATTGATTGATGCAAAGATTCGGCAGTCCGGGTGGATCTTCAAACCCCAGATCTCACGATCGAGGATGAGCTGGAATACAGCTTGCAAAACCTCCGGAGAGCCACGGTTGATCTCGTCGAAGTGAATGAGCGTAGGCGTTTCAACACAACCCAACAACCACTTCGGTCGACGGAATGCCACCGACTTGAAGCCGTTAACGACAGTGTCATCATCATCCAGGATGCCGATCAGGTCGCCTTCGGTGGTTTGGCCGAGCCGGAGATCGATCATGGGCATGTCAAAGTGATCGGCCAGCTGGCGAACCGCTTGGGACTTACCGATACCGTGTGGGCCTCGAGTGAGTACAGCAATCTCTTTAGGCAAAGCCTGGGTTACGAGATTAAAGGTTTTGAAATCCATTGTTCCTCCTTGGGGGTGATTGTTAGGATTGTGCTTTTATTATAAAGAGCTCTGTGGGTTTTACACATTAGCATCGATCCATGCAGAAATTTCCGAAGTTTTGACAACATCGCTGGAACCTGCTGCACCTCCTAGGAGGTGCAGTGCATCTGTTCTGTCCCATGCCGCGGGCCATGTCTTAACAGTTAACCCGATTTTATTATTTCCCATGGGATATCCATCAACCCTCTTTTTTCCATCGTCACTAATCCACAATACGATCGGTTTAGTTTTTTGGGCAGCCTTCAACTCACGCTTAAGGTGTGCAGAGACAACGTGGTGAACTTCAATAATTACCGAGTGGGCGTCGCTTGCTTCGGTTGAAAATGCATGCCATGCCAATGCAGCGTTGACGCCGGTAGCATTTAGGATTTTATCGATGTGATATTGCGTATCCATTTAATTTCTCCTTGTTAGTTTGGATTTATGTTTTTATTATACCGCATTATAATTTGTTTGCACAAATCAATGCGTTAGCAAAGAGCTCTGTGGGTTTTACACAAAGTCACAAGCTTCATCGAGGTCAATAATCATATTGCGAACCTCTTCTGTATCGTTTTCGTAGCCATTCATGTCCCAACTGTAAGTCTGATTGCAGTTCTTTGCCAGCAGAGTTCCAAGTGAGGCACACATTTCGTCGTCCATCTCGGATAGGGCGTCAATGTTTGGTTTGAGATTCTCTTTGATTTGGGATCTGAGGCCTTTATAATCTCGCAAATCAATGTTGTCAATGTCGAACATATAAGTTCCGCCCATAGTTCCAGCATACATTACATTTTCGATCGTCTTGAGTAGACCAGTGTTATTGATCATCTTGTTTTCCTTATGTTTTATTATAAGGTGCTCCCTGCGATTTGCACTCGTTGTTACTCGAGGATCTACACAGAATCTCTGCCAAGCATCGTCGGCTTTAGAGATAGAATTGACATCCACGACGGATATCGGTGGCGGCCTGAGAGTGTGGTCCAGTTAACTTTGATCTTGACACCGTGTTCAAATGAATCCTGAATTATCATGATCTCGCCGATTGCGGCTTGCTGGTACTTGCCTCGAAACATCTTGGTAAACTTGTCACCTACCTGAACGTTGAGTTGCTTTAGATACTCGCGGCTTTCCTTGCGGCGGTCTTTCTTCTTGCCGGAGCTGTAGTATAGGTCTTCGTATCTTTGCTTGTAGATTGTGTATGACATATTATCTCCTTGTCTAAACTATTATAGTTATAACTTCTCGGTTTTGCACAAGATCGTGCAGTGTGAGGCAATCATCGATGCCATGTGAGTTGATATCTCGGTTGGCATTTCATCATGCTCGTGCCACATTATCTTAACTTTAGAATAGCGATCATCGGATCCGATCACTTTTAGAATCGTGCCTTTGCGCATAAGCAATAAAGGGCGAGACAATACTTGAATCAGATCTCCGGGAGCCATAATCTAAATAAACTCCATCACATCTTGCAGCGAGACAGGTTTGTAATCCCATGCTTCGACTGTGAAGTTCACGTGCTGGCCTACCATTCTTAGCCGTGAATGAGTGTGACCGTGAAATTGATAGTCGCAACCTTCGAGGTCATCTTGCGGGATGTGCTTGAGCAGTGCTGTCTTACCATTGGGCAGATCGAGGATGACTGACTTGTAAACCTCATCGAAGCCAAGCTGCTTCATATAACCTGAGGATCTGTCGTGATTTCCTTTGATTAGGATCTTCTGGCCGTTGAGTGATTTGATCAGTCCAGACTTGAGAATGCTATCGAACCTACCCATGAACACATCTCCGACGTGGATCACGATATCATCCGGGGCGACGGTTGAGTTCCATTGGTCGATCATGTGCTGATTCATCTCATCTGCATCTGCAAATGGTCGGTGGCAATATTTGATTATGTTCTTATGAAAGAAATGTGTGTCACTGACAAAGAACACTCTTGCTGGATTGTCGAACTTCATTGCGCTTTTCCTCATGCATATTATACAGCATGCATATTCGGTTTACACAACTATCGGTTGATTATCATTTCTTTTATGAGCTTGCGGAGAAGCTGGGTGGATTCTGCTACAGGTTCGAATGTCTTGAGCTCTTCTTCGGGCTCATCCTTCTCAATCTTTCTGTCATAATATGCTTCTTTCTTCTCATCGAGGTCAGCAACAACCTCACTTAGATGCGGAAATAGTTCTACAGCAGCAGTAATCATGCGCATCTTTGTCTTCTCGTCACGTTCACGGTCGTTGTTGTATAGCATCTGTGATTCGAATGGGCCATACAAGCTCTTGTCGATCATGAGCTTCATTGTATCTTTTAATACCTGCGGGCCGAGGATATCATTAATGAGCTTAAGTGCGCCTGTATACGACCAGAACATATCAAATTCTTGTTCAGTTGGTTGCTTGCCGAAGAATCTCTCAAAGATGGCAGCCACTGCGGTTGTGTATGTTGAGTTTGCCGATGTCAGTGCCTTATAGATCTCTTCTTCACCGATTGTGGCAAACTTTTCAAACTTGTCTCTCATTCCTTTGCGAACTGAGAATGCCAATGTTGATGGGCTTTTATACTTCTTTGATTTTGATAGTTGCTTCTCGAGGTTTTGTGATAGCTTTTCAATTGTCGCAGAGCCCTTTGCAACCTTCATTCCTGGGCGCTGTGACGATGCACGAGCAAGGTTCATGAGCAAGAACTTGTGCGCAACACCTTTTAGGCCCTGCTTCATATCTGAGAATGATGACGATCGGCCAAACTGGACGAACTCCTCTGGTTGGTCATCCTCAAAATCAACGCCTTCAAAATCAATCTGGACGAAGATTGGATTTTCTAACCCTGCGTCATAAGCAAAGACTCCATGAATCTGATCGGCTGCTGCCTGAGCGGTCTTGTCATTGTTTCCGATGTATGTGACTCCCGGCAGGATCTCTTGCCCTTCAATCTCGTGAAGGAATACAAACAGGTCGGGAATGTTGGTGAGTGGCATTTGAACGTCAATGTCGCCTGCTTCTTCTTTGACGTCAGATATGTCTTTACCTTTTACCTTCGGGTCGAACATTACAGATGACGAGCCCGAGAACCACGAACCAGAATTCATGCCGTCTTCGAAAGCCTTACGTTCTGGCCAGAGGCCACGATCAAACCGTGACATGAACATATCATCAAGCCTGAAGAAGAGTTTGCGGAATGTAGCAGTGAACTTTGCAATGTCAATCTTGCGCAATGGAATCTGCTCAGCATTGGCCGGCCGGCCATTGAATTGCTTTACTTCTCCAGTCTCGATATCAATTGCTTTGGCATTGCCGCCCTCTTGCAAGAGAACAATTTGCTCAGCTACTTCAAGTATTCTGCTGTGGTTCATATAGTCTATCCAAGCTTACGTTATAAATATATTTATTCGTGAGATTTATCTTATTCTTCGGGTGGTTGCGGAGGGATTGCATATGAGCACGGGCATGCATTGACATCGACTCCCCAGATAGACATTCGCCAGCAGTCATTCTCAGTCTCAGCTACGTATAGATCGATGCTGTCATCAAATGTATAGCGATCTTGCTGGTTGAACTCCCAAAGCCAATCATCCTTGTGTTCTTGTTCTTCATCCCCATCGTCAAATACCCATACCGTTTTTGTATCCTCGTCAAGAATGAAGCAGCTCTCCGGGAAGTATTGATCAAGCTGCAGCCATTGACCTGAATATGATTGATCTGGTGTCACATGTGCTACTTCTTCAGGGCATGCGCATAATAGCAATGCTAGACTAATTAATTGTTTCATTTCTCTGCACCAATCTCATATATGCTTCTCCGACTATAAACTTGTTTCCGGTGTCACACAAGACATTCCAGCAGGGTGTTCTGTTTCCTTGCGCGTGAGCCCTTGCTAGTGGAGCATAGTGGGCAAATGATATAATGACACCCGACTTTGGTAGCCACTTGGATTCCATCGTAATGAGGTCGCCCTCTTTGAATTTCTTCTTGGTCATCTAGCTATCAAACGCAATCACCATGCGGACTGACTGTTCAAAATCTTGATCCCCTATCAGGTCTTTTAATGTGCCTACCCACGGAATTGATTTGTAAGCACGATCACCCCACTGGCCGACTGTGTCATCCCAGAAATACCTGAAGAGGAGGCGTTTAATGGGCTCCTCCGGGAAGACACACATCTTTGATCGAGATTTCGGGGCATCATCTGGCAACTCATTATAATCGCGTTTGACAGCTTCTAGCCATTCCTCAAAGCAATCTAGTACCTCATCCGGGGTTAGCCATGTGTGCGAGTGGAGATCATCATTTCCAACGTAGTCCTTCCAGCAATCAGACGAATCCGCTGGCATGCCGCGGTGGTGATGAAACGTATTGTCTCCGTAACCTCTGACACCTGCAATAATGCGGAACCACGTGTAGTCTCGGTTGGTTGGGATATCACGGAAAGCAACCCACTTTCCAGATGGTTGCTTCACTTCCCAGAAACCCGTGGATGTCTGCGCCCATCTCATGCCTCTCCTTCTGCTATGCAAGATGATAACAAGTAATAATACTCAATTGTAGTTTAAATTTACAACACATTTTGGTATAATCAAACATGAAGACTATCACAAGATTATGTCCAGGATGCAACAAAGAGCTTCACTATGCAAACAAACATAGTGTCAAACGAGCCAATCAAAATAATTCTCATTGCCTCTCGTGTAGCCAGAAAAAAGTAATGTCAAATCAGGATACAAGAGATAATCTGTCTAAGAAAAACAAGGGCAAAAAACTTTCAGAAGAACATAAGAGAAAAATAAGCAAATCGAACATGGGAAGAAAAGGCTGCTGGCTTGGAAAAGAATTTTCACAAGAAATGTGTAAAAATATATCAAAAGCCAAGCTCGGAAAAAAGAACGGAATGTTTGGAAAGAAGCACTCCGATAAAACAAAAATAGCAATGTCTAAAAGTCAAAAGAGAAGATGGGAATCAGAAGAGTTTAAAAATCTGCCGCACGAAAGAAAAGAGGAAAAACTATGGGGGTTCTTAGTAAGAGATCGTGCAAACTATAAATGTGAAAATTGCAATGCTGCTAATGACAAGCTTCATGCACATCACATCAAACCAAAAAAGCAATTTCCTAGCATGCGGTTTGATGTTGATAATGGGATTCTTTTATGTGTAGATTGTCATGTTGAAGCACATAAAGTACTGGGTCAAGATTATCTTGAAGGTCTAATAAGAAGGATTTGACTTCTTCTTCATCAGGTTCGTTTGTTTGCAATCAACTAGCCAGCAGATGTAACGATGTACCAATCGTCGTCGGGAAGCCATCATGTACCGACGGGACGCTGCCTTGTGACCTTTTTCGCTTGTGGGATAGGACCAGCTAGCATAGTAGTTTTCGTCGAGATATTTTCGTATGATTTCTTTAGGGTTAGCTCGGCCTCTTGACACAACAGATATCAGGTTCTTCGACTCCCATTTGAGAGCTCTTCTAAATACCTTGCGGAATTTTCGGTGATATGTTTTTAGTGCGGTGGGTGTCCAGTCGGAAGTTACATCTGTTGACTTGACATTACGCGGAATCAATCCTCGATTCATATATTCAAGTTCGATCAATAGCTTGCGCTTAGTAAAGCTCATTCACACCTCGATAAGAAAGGAAAGAAAGCGAAAAGGAGGTTACTTGGGGTTGAGATAGAAAACAAGTTTCCCGTTCACCTGGTGTACATGTATGTTATTTCCCGCTCTTGACCCACTGCATTATCGCAGTGTACTAGAAATCAAAAGCTCGTCCATCTATCGCAATCTTTCCTTTTCTAGTTTTATCTTATCTAAAGCTTCGTGAATGTATCAAGACCAAGCTGATACGTTTTTGCCACGTTGGCGAGCTTTGCGATTTTCACGATCTACCCAGTGTTCATCTGGTGCCACAGGAGCAGGTTGATGCTCTGGGCGAGGCGGTGTCTTCTCTGCACGAAGAGCAGATGCACGAGCTACATAATCATCTAGCAATTTTGAATCACTTGATGCGATGACAACAACATTTGTGCCATTCATTTGTGGCGAGGTTCTTGCCTCAAGACCCTGATTGTGGACAAGGTCTGTTATAAGTTTTACCATTTCGATAGGACTATTGAACGGGAATACTTGAACACCCGCCTGATTGTCTTCGTTGATTACCTTTTCGATCTCTTCACGAATGATCTGACGTAATTGCTTGTTTGTTGTTTGCATAATATCCTCTTTTTGTTGATGATGTAATTTATTATACGTCTATAAGTATATCTTACACTTATAAATGACTCGGCGGTTTCACGGGCTTCTTCGGTGAGTTTACAATCGTTGGAATCTTTGATGGGTCAATGTTTGGGTTTCCGTCGTCAGGCAATTGTGCCTCATAAAGAAGCTCGCATATTCCGCTGTGTGCCGTTGCTTGAAGCTCAATGATTCTTGTAAGCTGCTCAATTTGAACCTCGAGTATTTCAATTTTTTGTGACATCCTGCCAATGATTATCTCAACTGTGTCTTCGTCATAGTTGTCATACATGTTTTTATCTCCTGATCATAACTATTTCATTTTTGGAGAACAGCTAAAAACAAATCGAGGATAATAATCACTTGATCTATCTGTGCCAAACATCAGCCAGACATGACCATCGTCAACATCAACTAATCGGAATCCTGTGAACTCATGTCTCTCATAATCGTTAATTTCTCTGTCTTCATTATATTCTTCTAGCTTTACCTTAGCGAAAGGCTGAGAATAGAAGTTGTATTTGCTTTCATCAGTTGCAAGATATCCACCGAGATATGATCGATAGCCATCGTCTTCGTCTTCAAGAACCTCGATCACCATGTCATTAACTTTGAATGCTTGTGACTCAGCACCATAGAAGTCGACCTCTTGCCCAAGAAGATTATTAATATGCTTGTCACCAAAGTCTAGAAAATTTTTAATAATGTTGATATCACCATCTTGAATTTCATCCTTATAGACATGTTCACCCATAACAATGTATCCATTCTTTCCGCCTTGATATCTCATTTTTTATTCTTTTGCTTCTCTTTTAGTTTCTTTTCATAGCGGATTCGTTTGATGCCGGCCTGAATTGCATGATGCATGCCGATGTTGTGAAACCCGTAGCCAATGATGCTTTTGAAATTATTCATAATCATTCTACCAAGCTTCATAAGAATTACACTGAACAAAAGTTGCAGACGCCAGATCAATCTTTTCTCTCCCGGTTGTATCCGTCGATAATCGTGCGGCCTTCCCACTTGTAAACGCGGAGGTTGAGGTTGATCGGGGTTTCTCGACCATCCTTTTCTTTGAGGACGATATCCTCATTGGGATCGAAATGATTGAGTTGCTTGATTAGATCTTTAACTTTCATTGCTCTTCTCCGTCTTTGAACCGTTTGTTGCAGAATCCGCATAGCCATCCGGATCTCTTGTCTGTCGTTGTATTCCAGACCTCTGTTGTGCTGTAAAGATAGGGGTTCTCAGGAGTTACGCAAAAGTTAGGCCACTCGGATTCATTTAGTCTTACGTGACTCCGGAGACCTGACTTGCAATGCGGGCATTCCTCTGGGCGTTTATCGAACTCAGTTCCTGCTACGTTTGTAAGCTTTGTCATCTTATTCTCCAATGATCGTATCAGCTTGGGGGGACATGCGCCAGCGAGCGCCGGAGGAGCGTGTGTCTTCGGCTTCGGAGGACATTCGACGGCGAGAGACTTCAACTACTGAGACAGTGTGTCGGTTTCGACGAACTACCTTGCCAATCACATGCGCAATCAAATAGGGGGAGTGACCATCTTTGTAATGATGATCTCCCTTCGGGCGGAACTTAACTAGCTGTCCGATCTCGAAACCTTTGATTCGATCAATTTTAGCCTTCTGTGTTGCAGCCTTTTTCTCATAGTAGATCTGGTTAGACCACTCATGTGTCTTGTTCAGGTGATTTCTGGATAGGGAGTTAACAGCGCGAATTACTTTTGCCAGATGATTGTAGCTTCGAACGTTTGACATCTCTTCGACTTCGTCAAGATACGAAATGATCTTTTCAAATGCTGCCTCAATATCCTCGGGGGCATTAAGCATCCTGAAGTATTGTGGGTCGCCTGGATAGATATGATCCATGTTTCCTCCTATTCACTACTATTATACAGCAGCAGCTGGAAATTGCACAAATTTTAATCTATCTCAAAACAAAGCAGGTTCTGCCACCGTCTCCGATTTCACCATCCATCCAGGTTCGAGAACCTTTGAATGCCTGGAACATATTTTCTGTTTCCATGACAGTATCTATTTCAACAAAGTCAATTTGATTGGAAATAAGGATAGGCGCTGTTTGATCTAGCTCCTGTAGCTTCTTAATTAAATCTGCGACGGTCAAGTCTTGTCTTCCTTTTCTGGATTATTTTTTTGTTGGCGACTTTTTAGTTCGTCGCTTTCTTGCTGTTTTTGCCTTAGGCGCCTTAACAGCAACGCTTTTTGTAATGGCGTCAGCTGCTTTTTCTGCAGGCGACTTCGGCTCTTTGCTGTCTTCCACTGGGGCGCGCTTTTTTGTGACAGAACTTTTTTTATTGCGTACCACAGAACTAGAACGGGTAGAGGAATCAGAATCAGAATCAGAAGCGTTCTTCTTGGGAGAGACGGGAAGCTGCGCAACCACCTCATCACGCGTTCCCACTGGTAAGCCAGATCTCTTAAGGGCATTAACTGCTTCTTCATAGGATACTATCTTTCGTTTTTTAAGCCAATCGTGCAAAGGCATTCTTAGCTTAGATTGCACTATAAATAGCCAGTCTTCTTTAAAACCCATCAAGCAGACAAAACTCCCATTGTATACAAGTCTGACATCATGCTTGCAATTCCAGTTTGAAATTGTGGAGACCTGGCAATTGAATCTACCTTATCTAGATCAAGATCTTCTCCGTGTGCTTTCAATACATCAGTAGCAAGAGATCTCATAGCACTTAACAGCACATTGCGGGCTGTTGCATGATTCATCTTAAAACCATTCTCAGACATGATCTCAGAAATAGTTCTATAATCTAGACCTTCAGCTACAGTTACATATCCTTGACTCATCTTGTGACCCTTTGGCATAGCCATTCTTTTTTCTCCTTTGTTTTATTATTTCCAGCGACTAATGTCAGTGTTTAGAATTATTGATGTTACAACTTCAGAATCCATGAACCTGCAAATATCTAGTGACTCAGATAGCGCACTTGATAAATCCCAGTCACAAATAATTCTTCTTAAGATTCCAGTAATAGCTGCTACTTCGATCATTTCTGCTCCACACACAATATGCATCTTTGACCCTCGATGAAGTTGCTCAACAGACTTGTCAATAATTCTTGAAACCTTTTCGTCAACTGTCAGCTTTGAAGAAACTACGTCTAAAGGAAAGTGTGTTACTTCCATTGCTTTCTTTTTAAGATTAACAACAACATCTGCATTTACGAAGCCGCCAGAAATTGTCATAATTTTTCGGCAACCAGAATTATGAAGAAACTCGATGTTATCTTCTAGCAGTGGAGCACTAATCGTAAGATTGGGTGTAATTAATCGATATCTTGTTGGCGGTGTAATCATTATTAAGCCTTTAGATACTTATGATCATCAAGATCGATATGATAATTCTGTGTATCATCCGGATCTGAGATGCCGAACCTTAGGCGAATTACTGCCTGCTCTCGAGGAGAAAGTTTGCTCGTAGACGCTAGCACAATTCTTCTCATTTCATCTCTAGCAATCTTATCTTCTGCATTTTCAGACCAGATATCTTCAATTGAGCTGCCTAGTGTTCCATCACCAGAATCATTACGATACTTGGGAGCGTCAAGAGAAAGCGTAAACGCTGGAGCACTCATTGCTGCCTCAACTGAGGACTTTGTAGCCCCCAGAATATCTGCGATCTCATCGGCAGTCGGCAAACACCCAAACTCTTTTTCAAACTCTTTACTAGCAACATGAATCTTTGCAGATAAGCCTTGGGCATGAGATGGAATTCGAATACTGCGACTGTGCATTTGGATATGGCGGCCTACTGCTTGACGAATCCACCAGTGTGCATAGGTTGAAAATCTAAATCCCTTTGTAGGGTCAAATCGCTCAACTGCGCGCATCAATCCGATGTTTGCTTCTTGGATTAGATCTTCAAGATCTGTGCCTTTTTTCTGCATTTTCTTGGCAACAGATACTGCGAGTCGTAGATTTCGTTGAATCAAGATATCTCGAGCTCTCTTATCACCCTTTCGAGATTGAATTGAAAGATCAACCTCTTCACTCCTTGTAAGGAGGCGGTCTTTTCCAATTTCTTTTAGGTATCGACCCAAGCCTGAGGCGTTTGATTTTGCTGCGATAGCCACATTAACTCCTTAGTCTATTTATACTTTATCAAATTCTAAAAGATTTTCACTATTTGCATCATCAATAATTTGAAAATGCCCAAACTTTTTCCGAAGTTCTAGCTCTCTCTGAATGTAGCACACCTCTTCCTCAAAAGATCTTGCATTTTTGCGCTCCCTGTTTAGCTTTCCAATCTTAGCCTCAAGACGTCGAGCAGTATTTTTCAACTCAGCATCAGACGTTCTCTTAATAGCAAGCTCACTTATCTTTTTCACTGGATCCTCCTTCATTTATATTGATCCTTTCCTAAAATTATTAACTAGCTTTTCAAAACGATATTTAAGACATATTGTTTTACCTCTTTGATTATAACGCGTGATTGCAAAATTTACACATTTATTTCATTTTAATCTGTATTAATGATGAACATGTCGTAATGCGATCTGATTTAGATTTCTCAAATAGATTCTTTTATCTTTCTTTAAGGTAAATTTATGATCGATGTCAAAGTGCGGAATTTTAATATCCTCTTTGTACTCACAGAGAAACTTGGCAGGATCTTCATATTCTGGCTTTTGACCATTTCTGACTATTGCGATCTCAATATGCACATGTGGCCCTGTAGATCTACCTGTTGATCCAACTCTTCCTATGATTTGATCTCGCCTTACTTTCCACCCGGACTTGGCAAATATACGACTCATATGAAAATATCGAATAATCTTTAGGCGTCCTCGGTGCTTTGTTAAGATTTCAACAATAAGGCCTCCGCCATCAGGATCAACACCTGCGAATATTACAACGCCTTCAGTAACTGAGTGAATTGGTTCACCATGCATTGCAGCAATATCAACGCCTACATGTAAAGTCTTTTTAGTGCTTCCAGGATAAACGCGATAACCAAAATGAGAAGATACAACCCCTTCATTGGGAGATATCGGGCTAAAGCAAAGTGCGGATAATAAAATAATTGTAGTATTCATAACAGTGATATTATAGATCTAAAAATCAGATTTGCACAAAAAAATTATAACTATATTAAGCCTACGTTAATTCCCAGTCTTTTTATAGTATCATTAATATTTTTGAATCTTTCAGTGAAATCTGATGGCCATAATTCTGTATCGCTTAGTTTGTCTACATCCCAATTAAGATCATCAATATCTTCCATTAGATTCTTAATACGAGGATTCCAGAATGAAGGATCGTCTTTACACGCTTCATTAATTTTATCTCTAAACCTAGACAGCTGTCTTTGAGCTGATTCTTTGAATGTCTTCGTTCCCTTGTAACGAATATGTCTTCTTGTAATAATTGGCGGCATCACTAAATACCCATATCTATTCTGTAGTCTGTTTTACTCGTTGCTGTAGTTGATATACATAACCTTCAAATGTATTTGCTGACTGTGAAAGAAAATCATTTAGTCCGAGCGTCATTACATTATGATCTTCCAGCACTTCAAACATATGATCAACAAATGAAAGGTACGATTTAACCAAAGCTAATGCGCTCAGTGCAATCTTTAAAGGCGCAGCATTCGTCGGAACAGGATAATCCATCAATACTTCCATCGCTTTGTACGTGATTATTCTTGGGCATCCCATTGACTCATTATTAGTTATACCTACTGATTTTTCTATTGCTGCATCGATATCATGTGTAACCTCATCATAGATTCGGCCATAAATATTGACATGATCACCTGCAAATCCTGCGCCTTTAGTCAAAATATGTGCAGAATGGAACCATAGCTGGATTGCACGCAGTGATCCAACGTAATTGATGAGATAATTTTCTAAGTATTCTTTTTCCATATCAGCCATTCGTTTATAAATATTGCTTATTCAGCGTTAAGTCAGAATTTTTGTGGTATTTTTGGCGTTAAAAAATCTGGGTATATGCCAAGACGGCGCGAAGTCTGGATTACATCTGTCAACCTAGCTTTAAGATTTGACGGGAGTAATATATTGGGCTTGTGAAATGTCTGCGCTAAAATGTCACAATCTAAATCAATAATATCGTCTAACAAGTTTTTAATTCTTGGATTCATAATTGTTGGATCTTTCTTAATTTGCATATCAATCCCGTTAAGCAAGCCTTTAATAAAAAGCAATGACGGATGTTCTGGATAATCTTTTATTATTATAGACATAGCAATATACGTAGGCTAGACATCGAGAGAGATTCCAAGTCGCTTTACTGTTTCATAAATATCTGTGTATGCTTGGAACATTCCGGGTGGCCACGTTGCCTCGACATCAGCCTTTGATAATTGCCTTAGATCTCTTTGAAATTGTCGAATATCTTGCTTGAGATTTTTGACTCTGGAATTCTGAAATGCAGGATCAGTTTTTTCTAGATCTCGGACCCTTCTGAGGAGTCGATACATCTCGTATCTTGTCGACTGCGCCATGCTTATCATTTGCATAGAACTCTCCCGCGGGGCTACATTCAAGTATATCCTCTTGCTCTACGTATATATATGACCTCGGAACAATCTTTGGAACTCCGTAGCCAGGTAAAACCCACTCCTCTTTTATGCTAAGCTCCTTCCTGCATTTCATCGGTGTCCATAGCTCGAGGTACTTGCGAATCTTCTCTCCTTGCTCTCGAAGAGATCTAACTTCTGACGTTAATACTGTTATCTTTGCTGTAACTTGACGTGATATCTTGTCAGCATCAGATTCTTTGTCTAGGTAGCCTGTCGTCTGGACTGCAAATACAATGATTGCCACAAAGATTGCACATGTAATTGCAGCAACGAATGCGGTCCATGCTGCCGCCTTGCCCCAATTTGTCTTATTATCTACGTTCTTCATGTATCTCCTCAAGGTTGGTGGGAACGCAAGGGATCGAACCCGCGGCCTCCGGCGTGACAGGCCGGCGTTATAACCAGCTTAACTACCGTCCCACGTAGTTTACAGACATTTCGGTCTATGGTGGAGATAATCGGGATCGAACCGATCACATCCTGCGTGCAAAGCAGGTGCTCTACCAGATGAGCTATATCCCCAGTGGAGGAAAGTGAGGGATTCGAACCCTCGGAGACTTGCACCTCAATGGATTTCAAATCCATCGCCTTCGACCGCTCGGCCAACTTTCCACTATGGTTTTTTAAAGAAACCTAACTTTTGGCTGGAGAGGAGGGGCTCGAACCCACAACCACAAAGTTAACAGCTTCGCACTCTTCCATTGAGTTACTCTCCAATAAATTCGTTACTTAATTTTATCCACTTCTTTGTGTTTTTATAAAAATCTTTCCAAGGTATTCTTAGAACTTCCCATCCATTTTCTTTTAAACATTCATCTTTCCTTTTGTCTCTCTCTTTTACTTCATCGAACCGCTGATGTTGAGCGCCGTCAATTTCTATGCATTTTTTAATCTCTGGCCACGCAAAATCGCAAGAATAAATAGATACTGGATATTCCATCTTAAACTTTTTGTTATCAAACTCATTCTCGATAACTTGTTTAAAGAATTTTTCTGGCCAGCTTGGTTCATTATTCCATCTAGATCTTCCTATGTTCCAGGCCCTGCCTTCTGCATGAGCAGATTTCATTCCATTTGATATTTTCTCTTTATGTAACTCAGATAGCGGAATGCTTTTTACAATTATTTCACCAGAAGCAATTTTCTTTTTATACGTTTCTCCGGCCTTCTTGAGGCTTGGGTGCATTTCTTTTGTTAGTCCTTTATTCCAGGCTGTTCTTGTTCCGTTTGCATAGCCCTGATTGTTGATTGAGTTTTTGTTAAATTCCTGACCTTGAGCAGAATGATTACGCCAAATATGTGTACTGATTCCGCGTTTTACATACGATTTTTCACAATACGGACAATCATATAGACCGTCTTTGTTTTTCCATTCTTCTTTTATTCTTAGTTGACTTTTTTCACTTATCATAATCACCTACCTCTAATAATAAATATCGTTTGGTAGAGCAATTAACCCTATATATTTTAACTTCTGGAGCGGCCAGTGGGGCATGATCCCACAACATCCAGTTTGGAAAACTGGTACTCTACCAATTGAGTTATGGCCGCCTATTCCTTTCTACTTATTATACTTCTCAGCCAAGCCTTCGTTTAAAAGCCACTGATTTATATTCTCATCTTTTATAAACACCTCGCCGAGCCAACGACCATACTTTCCCTTGCGGTCTTTGGTCGTCTTGATGATGACATTTTCTCCCATGATCCTCTCGCGAAGCCGGTCCCTTGATATCAGACCCTGCTCACGGGATTTTCCCCTGACTTCGGGTGTGTTGATCCCAAGCAATCGAATCTTTTGTTTTCTCAGAACGATACCAAAACCTAAATCGAAGTCAACCGTGATCGTGTCTCCATCATAGACCTTTGTAACTTTTGCACTATATTCATACATGATATTCACACAATCAATTTTTGGTGCCGGTTGGAGGAATCGAGCCCCCGGCCTTCTGGTTACAAATCAGATGCTCTTCCAACTGAGCTAAACCGGCAAAATGACCCCTGGGTTCTACTTGGTTTTTAAGCTGGTTAAGTAGTAACCCAGCATTTAACTAATAGTGTTTCGATCCCCGCCAGGATCAGGAAGCATGATAGGATGGCGGTCCCACCAAAACTCCCTTGGAGGCGTAATATGAATGCCAGGGGTCCAACATAAATATTACTCAATATGCATAAATTATATTATGCTGCCATTATTTGTTTAAATCTTTTTTAGGACCCCACGTGCCCGTTTGATTTCCTTCTGCAACCCACCCGGGCCGGGAGGTTCGTGAATAGAGCTCAAGATAGGGACCAGCACTTCTCTTCTCAACATACTCATAGAATGCATCAGGCTTACGAGAATGCTCGCGACGTGGTTCAATGATGTAATCTCGAGATGAGCATAATCCTTTCCCGTTAACAACATTCTCAGGATCCTCAGTGCCACTGTAGCGTGTGTTTTTACCCATGCCTTTTCGATACCTGACACCGAAGATGCACATCTCAGTATGCCTCATGCCATATGGCGTGGGACTTCCTGCGCCGTTCTTGACCCACGGAATCAAGGTTACCGGGGTGAAGCCAAGCTTCTTGCAAAGCTCCATTCCCGGAATGATACCCTGATCTTTTCCCGCTGTGAATGAGTTGATCGTCCACAGGTAAAGGTGTGCCTCGGGTGCAACTTCATGTTTGTCAAACCAACCTTCAAGCGTTGCCAGAACTTGATGACGATTCTGAACGTCGTAATGTGTTGATGGTGCCAGTGTCTTGTGTCCTACTCCACCTGTTGTCTTCTTCCAGGGCGGATCAATTAGAACTGTCTTGAACATTAAGGTCCTTTGCTTTTTCTATCTGGATCAACGTCACCGTAATAATACTCAACGTTCTTAAGGTGTTTAAGTGCGAAAGCAATATTTGTAATCACGTTTCTATTGCTTCTACTTACGGACCCAACGGGCAAGTTGTTATAAAAGATGGGTGATGACATGAACTCGGGTGGATAATCCATCGGAGATTCTACGCCCTCGATATCATTCAACCTCAGACGCTCTTCATCTGATATGATCACGTATCTTGAGCGCTTTAGTCTTTCTTTGTCAACTGTCATCTTTAATCCTAATCGATGCTTACTAGCTCAATCTCAAAGTTCAGTGACTTGCCAGCGAGAGGATGATTGAAATTAATTGTTACAAACTCATCATTTACTTCGTTGATAATTCCAACGACTGATTCACCTGAGTCATTTTGTCCTTGAACCATTGCATCAACTTCGAACTCATAGTTCTCAGGGAAGCTAGCCTTTGGAACATCAGCAACTGCCTCAGGATTTGACTCACCATATGCTTGCTCAGCGCTAATTGTGATGCTCTTGGTCTCGCCAACTTCCATTCCTGGCAATGCTGCATCGAAACCCGGGATCATTTGTCCGGCGCCGACCTCGAATGTTAGTGTCTCTCCGCGGTCGTGTGAACTATCAAACTCTGATCCGTCGTCAAGAGTGCCTCGATAGTGGACGTTGACTGTGTTTCCTGTCTCTACTGTGCTCATCTAATTCTCCTTCTTTGTGTTGTAGATGATTTGAACTTCTCTATTCTATACCGTTCCCGGTAAATGTATCATGGTTGGCCCAGGAGGATTCGAACCTCCCACCTCTCGCTTATCAGGCGAAAGCTCTAACCAGCTGAGCTATGAGCCAATTTATTCTATGATACCTTTCGCCAAATAAGAGTTCCTGACTTGGTTGAGCTTTCTACATCTAGCTCAAAGTCTCCCAAATACGAATAAGATCCATTGATTTTTCCGAATGCCTTGCGGAAATGTCTCCGACTGACTGGGATATCGCTGTTTTGCTTTTGATTTAGAACAGCAAGCAATCTCTGCTTATTGTCTGTCGTTAGACCGGTCTCTTGAATTACATTTCCTCTATATGTATTTTTCCACCCAGGGCTTGGATTGCTAATCTTAGGAAACCAGAATGCCTCTCCTGATTTTTTGTGCTTTAGGACTGACATTTGTGCTCCGGCATGATCACTACCATACGCGTTCATTACTGCTGCCATTGTTTTGTAACTCATTTATTCTACTCCTGTTTGATGTTTACTATATAATTGTGCTGAAAGTGATTTGTTTAATGCTAGCAGCTTCTTGTTTTCAGCCGCAAGCTTTTCGTTTATACTTGCAAGACGATTGATTTCTTTTAATAAGCCTGCTGTTGACATCTTATTTCTCCTTTTTCTTTGGTGACCCTGCGGGGAATCGAACCCCGCTTACCAGGATGAAAACCTGATGTCCTAACCGATAGACGACAGGGCCATAGTGATCCGTTGAGGTGGATCAATCCTATGCTAGAATCGCACTCTATGGTAGGTGTGGTGAGACTCGAACTCACGATCAACTCATTAAAAGTGAGATGCTTTGGCCGCTAAGCTACACACCCACAATTAGCAGCGTGAAAATACCCATAACGAGCGCGATTCATCTTGTATTCATATATCAAATAACATCCAAGCCATTTCCTCAGGGAGGTTATGATCTTTATTACGTAGACATTATAACTTAGCTGATTTGGATTTACACATTTTAATTACCTGTAGTCTTGAAAACAATGTATGCAATTATCAAGCAGTTACCGACAACAAGACTGATAGTTTCCCAGGGCCTGATCTCGTTTATTGTCTTGTGCGGCTTTGGTTCTTCAAACATCTTCCTCCTCCGCAATGCACATGTAATATTCTTCTAGCACCTCACCGACTCTGTCCAACCACCGCGTCACCTCAGCGTCCATGATTGTGCCTGAGGTTGGTATTTCATCCCGGAGACGATTGAGGTGTGCCACGATTACTTCTTTGCTATCCATGGTTAGACGCTCGCGGCGAATGATAGAGAACTCCGGATTGCTGAGCTGAGGCTGTTGATATACTTCGTTGGGAACACGTAATATGCACCGTTCAGGTCTGTCTTGCGAACATACTTATTCCATGTTGATGATCTTATGTATGTAACATTTTCAGCTCTCGGATATCCCAGAGCATACCATCGACATAGGCCATTAAAGTTTTCAGGCTTGGACGTGGTAAACCTAGTTTTCCCTGGCGGCGGGTTCATTGAACAACATTCAATAAATACCGGGGCTCCTGTCTTTGGAGATACAACCATAATATCGCCCATCATCTTTGCAGTGGCATTCAAGCCGACCTGATTGATATCTGGGAATTGACGCTCGAGCCAGTCAGACACCAGCACAGGGTGAAGGCCTGCTTTCTCAAGATCTCTCATGACTCGCCGTTCGAATACAAATCCCATATTGGTATTTTCTGAGTTTGGATTGAAGATTGATGCAGGTATTATGTTCATTATGGGCCTCCCACTATGCTTAGGATAGTCACTAATAGACCTCCGATAGCAAGGATGATATCGATTGTTGTTTCAAGATTTTCAAACATAAGGTTTGACATTACTCACCTGTGATTGAGCATGCTGCCTCTTGATCTTCAGTAATCTCATTGCCTGTCTGCTCGAGTGCTGATAGCATTGCTTCAATTGCATCGATAGCCTTTTGATCGTGCTCATTTGCTGGGCAACCGCAACTATGCTTTGATGTTGCATGAAGTCGTGCTTGTTCCATATGCCACTGGGCAACCTTTAAGTGTTGATCTACGTTCATCTTATTCTCCTTTTGCCTCTCGGCGTTTAAGTTTCTGGTAGGGCGAGTGGGATTCGAACCCACACTGAGTCGATTTTAAGTCGAGGTCCTCTGCCGTTGGGATACCGCCCCTGATCTCATCTTACTTTGCTTCAAACACCCAGTAGCAATCTGACAACCCGGACTTGATTTGCTTTGCTGCCTCTCCCGAGATTATAATCTTACTGTACCTTTCTAATGAGATACAAAGTCTTTCGAACTGTTTTAGACGATTGATGATTACAGCTTCTTTTATCTCTGTAACATACTGTTTGTCATTTTTGCCTACGTCAAGCCCTTTTAAGTCGGAGCTGGCTGCGTGTGATGGATCATTTCCGCAGATATCAACGGGCGCATTTCCAGAGCTCGGACGACATCGATCGACTGCAGCATGGCTGCATCCCATTATCAGTGTCAGAGCTAGGCCGTAAAGTTTCACAGAATGTTACTCTCGATCATTCGAAGGGTTTCATTGTATGCATTCTCAGCCTGTCCAAGCTTCATAACTGCATGTTCATCTTCTGGATCACCTGAGTATGTAAAGTGGCGGCATGCATAAATGTCTCCGCCGGCGATGGCATTGCAATTGAATACATACTGGCCGCCCGGTCCTCGGGGGTCATCTTCATTCCACGGCTCATCATTGATTGACAATGCGAAATCACCTATTAACTTAAACTTCAACTGTCTCACTTGTTACTTCCTAGCATGTTCTCTTGTCTCCGTGAATTACTTTGACTACCGGGAATCTCAGGCTGAATGTGCCGTTTTGATTTTGGCTCTATAGACTATACAACAGAGATTGAAAATTTATTACCATTTTTTATCAATTTCTTTCCTGACTTTGAATATCTGGCTATTGTCGAGGGAGATACTTCTACATATGTGGCTGCAGCTTTAAGAGAATAAAATTCTTGATCATTCACTCTTACTCTTATGCCCCTTGCTTTTTGTTTAATCGATTCAGATATTTTCTTTTTTGTTTCATCTGTGTGTTTTCTTCCTTTAAAATAATTGTTTGGTCCTCTTTTCTTTCCTGCCATGCCGTTCAAGACTCCAGGCTGGGCGCCGCGAGTTTTTATTTCTATGCCCATCTCTAATAAAACATTTTTTATCTTTCCGGAACCTATTGAAAACTTTCTTGACAATGCAACGAGGCCCATATGATTTTTTACATAATCCTTACAAATTTCTTTCTTTATATTATCATAGACCGGAATGAAATTAAAGTGTGTGAATTCATCCAGATACTTAGAAATCGAATCTCTATCAAGCTTGCTTACATTGAAATGCTCAAACCCTATAGATCTATTATAAAGGCTTCCTTCGTCATCTACGCCTTTTCTTCCATGCTCTTTGATCAGATCGTGTTCAATCATATATGCATCAACATTAGTTAGATTTTCTTGATATCTTTCTATGATGGGTTTTTGACCGCATCTATCAAGTTTTCTCAGATATCTTTTGAACCATATATTGCTACCGTGGTCGTCGTTTCTTTTTTCCCAATGTGATATATCTCTTTTGTTCTTTCCTTTTCCGATATAAACGATATTTTTTGTTATTGGGTCTCTATAAAAATAAACATAAAACATAAGCACCGCCTATTAATATATAGGAACTATGTGAGATTATGTCTCTTCAAAATATCAAGTATCTCTTTTGCCGGCATAAATGTGCTTAAGTACAGGAAATCGAAGACTATATGTCCCTTGTTTTGATACTGATTCTTCGAAGTACTGTACGCATACGAGTTTTCCCAAAATATTTGACGGCCGGTGGTAAAATTCTTTGCGCTGTTCGATGGTGAATCCGCTTCCGACCCTGACCGTGTTTCCTTTGTGCTCGATCATTACTGCTGACAGCATTTCTTCTTCGACCTCTCGGCCGTCGACCACGTAGCGGAAGGGTCCGGTGGCGATATCCTTCACACGATATTCAGCGTCATGCATTGTCTTGACCTTCAGGATGTCCTTTGAGCGTTTGCCCTTATATGGAACATCGAGGCGGAGCATTAAACCTTCCCATCCAGCATCCTGTGAATCCTGTCGCCACTCCTGGAAGTGATTGTCGCCAGTGATCTGCTCTTGATGAAGGACCGAGAGCATCTTTGCATCGTCGCCGATCACAGAACGTAGTCGGCCGAGTCGCGTAAAGAATGTGTCGCCTGAGGTTCCTTGCTGGAAGTCGAGCAGATCGATCAGGTCGAATGCTTGATACAGACCGTTTGTGATCGTGTGATCCTTGCGCCGGATCTGCTTCATGCAGTTCTGGAAATCTTCGTCACCGTTTTCATCGATGATGCACATCTCGCCGTCAAAGACCACGTTCTTCATGTTTAGTGCTTCGATCTCTTCTTCGACCTTCCGCAAAGTTTGGAACTGCTTGCCGGAGCGTGCCCATGAGGTTGCTCGACCGTTCTCATCGACGATCACCAGACAACGAACACCATCCAGCTTTCGTGATACCATCCACTGCTGGCGTTCGAAGTCAACCTTCTTTGCTGTCTTCTCATCGTAAGATCCTGCAAGAGCAACATCAAACGTCGGAATCAGGTTATCGCACGCACGGTTGATCAGCTTCTCTGACGCACGGATCTTGAGGTTGCGGTCAAGGATTAGATAGACCAGCTCCTCGTTCTCCGGGTTGTCGCGGATATATGCATTGACCTGCGAGATAGCGTCGTGGCCTGTGATCTCACGTGCATTCAGATCCTCAAGCAGATCGAACAGATCGAGGTAGTCGCATGTCTCAGCACACAAATCCTTGCGTTTCCTGACATTGTCAGGCCCAACGTGGAATTGCTTGTATTTATTATATGTCCAGTAGAGAACTCGTCGAGTTGTGAAATCGACTGACTCCAGGATCGCGATCTTATCAAGGACAGATGACGTTTCCGCCATCGATGTCATAAAGTCTTGGGTTCTGAGGAAGCTCATTATATCTCCGTGTGATTGTATTATAACACAGGGATGCGAAGTTTACACAATTACTTCAGCTGGGTTAATGTGCCTTTGTGACCCAGGCCGGTGATCGGGAATTCCTTTTCAATGATCTTGAGACCTGGACCTGCGCTCTGGTCTCTGGGATCCTTCAGCTTCTTCTTTGTAGGCTCGGGCGGAGTTTGCGCCGAGTTCATTGAGATGATGCTCTTGATTGACTTGATCGGGAATGTGCACCTGAATGGTGTGCCTTTGAATCTGAGTGTTGCTTTGACTGAACGTGTGTTTATCTCGATATCAATTCCCGGATAATCCCACGCAAGGATGAAGACCGTTGGGCCCACGTTCATGAATGATACTGGGACTTTGACACCTCGATGCCCAGTGTCGATGATGACGCGGATCTTGCCAGTGTCGAGTTGCTTTTCTAGCTCAGCCTTGATTTCTTTATTAGTCATGCAGGTAATTATAAAGTTTGGAGGTATGCAATTAGGGCTGTTATTTCTGCATCAGGAATCTTTATAAATTTCTTTATAGGATCTGGGTGAATTGGAAGTATGTGTGTTGCCATCTCTGTTGACGGCTTGACTGATTGTGGATCTGTTAGCCACTTTCTCAGATTGTCAGGCGTGTTTGGCAGTGTTCCTGCAATTGTCTTTCTATGAGAGAACCCAATTAAATGCGGTGCATTATGCATGCCTGCAGTATGACATGTTGAACAATTTACTGTTCCGTCGCCATAAAAAATTGCCTTTCCTCTTTCAGATAAAGTTATACCGGATATAGTGTCAATATTTGCTGAAGTTTTTGCTTCCACCTCTGGGATTGCAGGCGTGCAAGATGCTATTAAAAATAAGATTGTTAGTCTGGTTGTCAATTGAAAAACCTTTCTGGCTGAAGTTTTCTTTTAATTATTAAGATTTATTATAGTCTTGTATGACACTTTTCAAAATATCGTAAAACTTTATGGCGCCCTTTGCGCAATTCTCTTTCCATTGATTAGCTGCATTTTCATCTGCGCCATCTGTGATATATTTGTATGATACGAAATCGACGCTAGATAGATGGCATGATTTTGCTATGGCATATGCTTCCATGTCTACTACGTCGCATTCTAGTTTATCTGACGCAGCCACGAAGTTATCTCCGGTTCCACACACCATATTCATATTACCACTCGAGGAAAACTCTATGACTCTGGGTATGTCTTCTTCGAAAGGTGTAATGCCGTAGCCAAATCCAAGTGCATCAATATGCATGTCTCTTTGAATAAATTTATTACAATCAACTAATGTATGTGGTTTGATACTGTGACTTCCGGCGGTGCCAAAGTTGATGATGAGTTTAGGCTTGTATTGCTCAATGGCCTTTGCAGTGGTGAGAGCAGCATTAACCTTACCTACTCCGCTATAAATCACTGGAAGAACATCATCAAAAAGATCTTGTGTTTCATCTCTTAGAGCGCTGATCATTATGATATCAGTCATACGTTACTACACATTTCGTGTCAAGGCTTCTATCATGAATAAACCTCAAGTCAATAAAGCAAAGTGAATCAACAACGTCATACCCGCAATCCTTTGCAAGTTGTTCTGCAGCAGTCAGGGTTCCGCCAGTAGCAACTACATCATCAACAATTACGACGCGACCGGAGCCGGCTTGCATTTCTAAGCTATCTGTGCCATACTCCAATGAATACTCAACTGACTTTACGGGCGGCGGAAGTTTTCCGGGCTTTCTTGCTAATATTACTCCCTTGCCAAGCTTGTATGCCAATGCTGACGCAAAGATATATCCTCGTGATTCAATACCTACGAAAGCATCGATGGTGTCAATATCAACGAGCTGCTCGGCCATTGCATCAATTAGCTCAGGAAACTTATCTGTCCCCAGTATTGATGTGATATCTTTAAATCCTACGCCGGGCTTGGGCCAATCATTAACTTCTCTAATTAAGCTTTTGAAATTTATCATATATCTTCCTTGTTTTACAGAAGATTATAACACAAATAGATGATTTGATTACCGATTAATAATAATCGTTACCGTCGTCGAAGTGCAGTGCATAGTGATCATCTACTGTGTCATCGACCTGCTTTTGCACAATCTCTTTGATGATTACGGGTAGGATCTCTTGGACCTTCTTTGTGACCTCTGCGATTATTGCCTGCCTTAGTTTTTCATCTATTTTCATTTTGGATTCTTTTCATTTCTCTGAGTATTATTTGGTTTAGCTGGGCTGGTGTAACTTGGCGGGATTCACTAACAGCAGAAGAAGCGGGTGTAATTTTTATGTCAGGATTTCCCGGGGTCGATATAGTTGTTTTGTTTTTACCTCTGAGATCTTTGGCATTCTGTATGAGGTCGGCCCATGTAATATTTGTTGTGACTGTTTTAAACAAAGCAGAACCGGTTATTTCAATAGAGTCTGGTTTACCAACGATTTTTTTAAAGCTCATATTATTAAAGCTCATATTAGATCCGAATACTGTGGCCTTGTAAGGCTTTCCGTCTAGAATTAATCGATCTTCAGTAACTTTCATTTTCATACCCTCAATATCAAACTCTTTATTCATGAGATTGCCTTGCGGATATTTTAATTTCTTCTTTGCTGCGGGCTCTTTAGCTATCTCTTTTTCTTTTTTAACAACTTCGGGTTCTTCTTCTTTTTTAGTCTTAGCATCTGATACAGTTCCGAAATACGGCATCTTAAGCTCAGATGCCAATATATCTGATTCTTTCTTTGCTAGATCATCGACCTTTTCCCATGAGCCTAGCTTATCATATATTCTTTCAGATAAGTCTAGAGCCCGCATTTGAATTTCTCGAGGAAGAGATTTATTAAAAATTAGTTTTAGTGCTGCATCCAGACGAGCTGACGCTCCCGAAATGGGATCATCAGATAACTGCATAAAGCTATAGCCCATATTGATCGGCTTGTAGATTTCTTTGTCATATTGTTTTGATATGATTTTTTTAACTGCATCTCTAAACAGCGACTTTGTATCATCGTTTTCAGCGAAGCTCTTTATATATTTTTTAACCTTCGGGTCAATTCCCGTGGTATTATTTTTAATATAGTATCGAAGTGATCCTCGAGGAAACGTGTTATCAATCTTTTGATCTTTACCGCCTATTCCGTCTTTTTTGGCCTTCTTCTTACCTCTAATTGTTGGGTCTTGCATCGGCTCTTGATCTGTAAAGTCTAGCTTAGATTTCTTCTCATGCTTCTTCTCAGCTTCAGTTACCCGCTGGCAAATTAAATCTGCACCGCCGAGTGTCTTTCGAAGAATCTCCCAGGAATCTTGCCCTTTGAGCTTTCCTCTTTTCCAGATGTATTTATCTTTTTCTAGTGTTCTTTGTCTTTGGCCGGCGGTTATCTTCTTCCACTTATTGCGAAACTTTCTTTTTGCGAGCTTAGAAAATCCCGTTACTTTAAACTTTATACCCTCGGGATCATCGCATGGATCTCCGACAATTGTATATTCAAACGGGTCACCTTTCATCTTGTCACGAAATGGGCCGCGATCGGCAGACATAATGCGGGAATCTTCAGATTTTAGCTTTCGTTTTTTTGATACAGATTTCTCATCTTGTTCTGACAGCAATTGTTTAATTTCATTTTGAACTATGTTTCGAAGTGTTGTATTCATTTACTTGCCTGCTAGCTTAAGGCTTTTTTAAATTCTTTTGCTCCGGCGCCAATTCTTTTCTCGAGCTTCGCTTTCATGTTATCTCTATTGTCTTTATTAGTTCGCTGGAGAATTCCTTTATAGCCTTTAAGAAGTCGATTATAGTGATTTATAAGCTTGATTCCGCGGGCTTCAGCAACATCTAGAAGTGTCGCATGGAGCTCAGATATTCTTCCTTCTTTTTTTGACTTTTTCGGAAGTGTTGACAAAACATGCATTGCCATGTCTTTGTTTTTTATTTTATTGTTTAAAAACAAATAATTGATTCCATCAAGAACTGCTTTTTTGATTCCTTCTTTATTGAGATAGTCTACGTGACTTTGTTTACTATTTCTTTTAATTGGGCCTTTGCTGATATCATAGCCTCGTGCATTCACGCTAGATTCTGCTTCGCTATCTTTACCCCCGACAGACATTTCTTTTTCTTCTGGTTCAGGTTTAGATTTTTTCTTTTTGGGCTTGCCTCTTGACATTCCCATTACTGCTCGTAAATCTATTAAGCGCTTCAAATCATCTGCGATCGGCCCGAATTCCTCTTCTGCGAAATCTCCAGCAGCTTCATTCTCAATTTCAAGAATAAACTCATTAATAGCTTCTGACATTTTTATCATTGTCTTTGGGCCGGCCAAACCGTCGGGCTTTACTCCTAATTGACTTTGCGCTTTTCTAAGCTCTCTATCTGTATTTCTTCCAAAGATTCCATCAACATTGAGCACGTCTTTTAAATCTTTTTCTAGATTATCTAGATCTATGTCTTCGTCATTATCAACATCGACAATAAAATTAATTGCAGACTGTAAAGTTTTGACATCGTCATGTGTAGGATTATATTTTGCCTCACTAAGGAGCTGGATCTCTTCGTTAATAATCTTTCTTAAGATCTTGCCTGACATTTTCATTTGATTTTTCCTTATTCCTTGTGGCTAAGTTTTTCTTTGAGCGCTACAAGGCGACTCATGCACCATGACCAGCCAGCCTTGACCCAGCTAACCTTCTTATTCCATGACCAGCGAACTGCTCCGCAACCTGCGTCGCAAACGTCTGATGCTGATTCGACAACCTGATCCCATGCAAGGTCAAGGATATCCAATACAAGCTTGAGGGGTGCTGATGCTGCTCTGAGGAGCGGATGTTTGTCTCTGCGTGCTAGCAGCCATGCAAGTGCAATTCCGACCAACAGGCCTTCAAGACGAGGTGCATCAACGTGAAGAACCATCAATAGATCCCAGGCTCCTGCTAGTAATGCGAGGCCTAGTGACCAAGCTGCGATTGCGACGAGGGATACTAGGCCCCATAATGATTGTAGTAGCTCTAACATGATTTAGCCCCCTTGACAATATTGTCTATAATATATATCGCTTTGACTATTAAATGTTAATGCTATTTAAGTCTATTACAGATCCTTCTCCGAGATCGTGAAGACTAAACCACCCTTTGGGTGCTTCAAGCACATACATGGCCGGGCCTTGTGATAGCATCTTCTTCTCAGACAGCGGGTTTCCTGTCTCAATATTCAGTATCTTGCCATGGATGTCAGCAAATGCTACGTCGAGAGGAATGTGTGTGTCCCGCATCCAAAATGATTGCTGGTCTGCCCATGGGAATACGAAGAGCATACCCGTGTCTTGCGGAAGATCAGTTCGATGCATGAGGCCTTGCATTCTTGCTGCGTCAGTATTTGCAATCTCGCAATCAATCTTATGACCTTCGACAGTGATAATTTGATGTGAAAGTAATGCGGGCTGAGCATGCTCTTTAATTATCTTTTTCAAGCTACCCAGAGTGATTTTCATTCTATGACACCCATTCGTTTCATTGTTGCCCAAATTGCATTCATCTCATCATCCCAGTCATCATACCATTGCCAACCTGAGTCTTCTTCGCCGATATCTCTGGCAACTCTCTCTATGTCTTCCAGGAGGTTTCGAGTTCGAAGTGAATGATTGTCATCCTCGTAAATCTTTGCCCAGTCAAGCGTCGCTTTATACCAATGCCGAAGCTTAAGAAGCGCTTTTTTTCTTTCGTCATCATAAAGCGGCCACGTATCCATTGATATCATGGATGCTAACGCTGCGATCATATATTGTCTTCTGAATCAAATAGTTCGTGCCTAAAATTTGATCTTACTTTAATAAAGTTCTTAAACCTTATGTTCTTTCTAACTCCCACATATGCACCTTCGGGTTTAACTAACTCACCGGTGATGTTGATATCTGAAAAATCGATTGATGTTTTCTTTCGATATGAAATTTTATCTTCTTCTCTTTTGACATCGGAGGCTTTTGCATCAGAGATCGTGCTAAAAAATAAGATAGTTAGCAAAGCTGCAATCAAGTATATGAATGAATTTTTCCTAATAGTGTTTTTCATAATATTGATTACGGCATTTTGATCATAAGATCACCAGACATAAACTTGTCTGACAATTGTGTTGGCTCTTCAATATCAAGGCTAGCGCCAGATCTGTCATGAATTTTAATTATCACTGGTTCGAGACCTTGCTTACCGCCAACTTTGACTTCGACTTCTTCGGGGCTGGATTTTACTATTTCTGCATCATCACCTTGACCCATTGCGCGGGCGACGGCCAAACGATCTTCTTCTGTGATACCTACATCAACTTTGGTATCTCCGATTATCATACGTAAAGCATCAGCTACTGCAGCATCGCTTTCTTTATCGCCGGCAACTAAGTTAATTGTGGGCATTTCGACCTCTGCAGGAGATAAATCTGCTACACCTTTGCGCCCAATAATCGGTCCATCTGTCAATAGAGCGCCCATAACATCTTCTGACGGCCACTCTTCAGCCTCAAGTGCAGATGCAAGTGCTGCGTAAGTTTCAGGACCTGCAACACCATCAACGGTAAGATTAGCATCTTTTTGAAATTGTGCAATAGCATTTGCAGTCTCTTTGCCGTAAATTCCGTCAGGCTTAGCTGAGTTTGGCTTTAATGTATTTAGCGTAGCTTGCAGTGTTACAACATCCTCGCGAGTTGGATTGCGTGCCTCAGTAAGAATCTTTTTAATTTGTGTTCTTATGATTCGTCGAACTTTTTGCTCAGCTAAGACTGTTTTGACCTCTTGGTTTTCAGATGGATCTTTAGCTTCGTTTAAAACTCCTGCCATCTTTAGCCAGCGATTATCATTATTATTACTCATTTAAGATTGTACTCCTTTTGTCTTGTGACAATATTATATATTTCTTTATACTTTAATTGTTATTTTATCTTTGTTTCTTTTGGAATAACATCAATGATGATCGAAGCATTCTTGGGCATGCTCGGAATTCCTAGCATTGATGAATAGAGTTGTCGCTGTATAAGGTTAACATCTCGATCATTTCCTGCATTTGAGCCGGTTGATACATGGCAATCCATTTTAAAGCCGTCAGTAGTATAATGAACATCATCAGGCTGGATCACTATTTTATCATCAACAAACCCACCTTTGAAAAATGTTTCATAAAGCTTCTTTGCATCTCGATCAGAGCGTATTGAAATTTCATATGGCAATGATCGAGTTCGATCAACATATCCCGCAGCAGCATGTGGGATATTTGTGCTTGCATTCTTATAATCAACACCCATCCTAAACATTTGGCCCACACCACCTTGTGTAGGATCAATTCTTCCTACACCATATGCTGACACAACTTCATTAATATATTGCTTAATAATATTGGTGCCTGGGACTTTAGATTCTGACATGCTTTTCTCGGGTTTTCTAAATTGTTCTGGTATTGTTGCTTCAAAAAGCTTTAAAAACTTTTCATCATCGCTTATTACACTTTTAAATTTATCAGCAACAGAAGTAATTTCATCTTTTAAGCTTTCATATGATTTTAGGCGACCTGTAGTATTACTATGTTTGTGTGCTAAATTCCAATTTTTTCCACCTTTTCTTATTTCAAAGTGAAGATGGGGACCTGTAGTGCAACCAGACATACCCATTAAACCAATTGCTTTTCCGGGCTCAACAAGGTCACCTACTTCCGGAAAAATTGAACCTTCATGAAGGTGTGCAAAAAATAGTGTTAAATTTTGATCTCCAACCGAATAGATTGGTTTGATTTTTATATAATTTCCGGCTGCAGTGCCGGGTGGGCACTTATCTGTTTTTAAATTATAAGATTTTTTACCATCACGTATATCAGCAACAACTCCATATACAGAAGAATAAACTGTCGTTTTTCCAGATTCACCTAGAGGATCTGTTCTTATATCGATGCCTCGGTGCGTATTATTAATCTCTTTTGGCTTTCCGTCTTCGCCAACAATTGTAGTTGTTCTTGAACCGTACGGTGACGATATCTCCATTTTTTTAGCAGGAGGAACTACTTTGAAAACTTTTTTAATAAATTGATTTTTAAGAGAAAGAAGATTGTTAGCTGCCTCATTAATTGTAAATGTCTCGAGATCTTTGATTTGATCTTTGGCGCGTGTTCGCTTATCATCATTTGGATCTTCTGGATCGTTTACTTCAATATTTGATATATGTACTATTCTTATTTCAAAATAATCATTTGAAAAATTATTATCATCTTTGTCATCTTTTATATCGGGAGATGTATATCCAATAATTTCTCCTTGTCTTATATTCTCCCCCGGCTTGATTTTGTTTGTTTTTTCGCCTAAGTGCATATAATCAGTAATGTATTGAGATATTGTTTTTTTATCTTTGCTTTGAACATTGCTAAGAATTTCTATGAAATTTCCTTTTTCTTTTTCATTTCCTATTTTAAGAACAAAACCAGAAAAGATTGCATGTACCGGTACTCCGTGACCTTCAATCTTATATATTTTTTTTGTATCATCTGACAGGCTTGGGGCAGGCATTCCTAAGATTGGTTCGAATGGCTTCTTTTCATACCTTGACATTGCTAAAATTTCAAGCGATTTTTGTTTTTCAGCTGCGTGAGGTAGCCTATTATTAGAAAATTTTTTCACGCTCAATGAGTCAGATTCTTCTTCCTCATCTTCGTCTTCGCTAGATGAAACATCTGCTTTGATATTTTTAAGGAAGGTGCTTAATTGAGATTCTAGCTTTTTGCTTGCAGACTCTTCTTTTTCGCTTATAAGTGAACGTCCCTCATAAATCCGCTCAGGGCCCACATTGTATGCAAAGGATTTAAGCATTGCACCTGCTCTTGCATTTGCCTCATCCTCGATATCACCGCCAACATCTTGGACAACTGCTTCAAGTTCGCCGTTTACATTTTGCTTATGATGAACCAGCTCGTGTGCAATTGATCTAAGCACATCACCGAAGTGACGATTCTTGCCATTCACTGTGATATACTGACTGTTCGGATCGTATTGTGCAGTTGTCTTTAAACCAGCTTCATCTCGCCCATTAACAATATCAACGTCACAGGGCATGCATTGCAAATCTTTGCACGTGAAGACAATGAAGTCTTGGAGAAGACCAGTCCGATCTGTAATATGCTCGAGCTCATTATTTATTTTGATTTTCATGTATGACAATCCTTGCTAAGATAAATATTCGTATACAGGGATTTAATCACTAATCTCGAGCAATACTATGCCTTTTTTAAAGCCGCCTCGACTATCATGTTTGGTGGACTTCTCCTCGAGAACATCTTCGATTGTGATCCCCATGTGTCGGCGGAACTCTTCGAGGATCTCAATAACGTCGGCAAATTCCTCTGCACACGGATCCTCGAAGAGCTCATTCACTTCCTCAAGCACTTTCTTCCTGAGGTATGACGTTAGCTCTTTGTCTTTGACCTTCCGGGTCTTGCACTTTTGTCCTGACCTTCGAATGATCTTCGGGATGTTATCGCGGACAAGCTTGTCATATTTCTTCATTTATGCCTCGAGGATATCAATCATTGTCTCGATTGTGCTTGAAGAGTCAATGTTTTTCAATCGAATCTTATAGATACTGAGTGCTGCTTTGAGTGCCTTGGTGTCGAGCTTGTCCTTGAACTCATTGAACAGAATCTTTCGATCCTCCTTGAGCGTCTCTATCTCTCCCTCGATGTTCATAAGCCGACTCATGAACTCATTGATCTCACTTTTCAGTGCCTCTGACATGTTAGCTCCTTTTCATTATTTCTACCTTGTCAGGCGTTGTCATTATCTTCTGTCCGCTAATTAATACTTCTACCCACAGCAATTCATCGAACGGAACGGATGCAGGAAGATTGAGCAAGACGCCGTTCTTCCATACAGGTTCTTTGGCTCCGGAGATATCAAGCTCGTATACAAGAACCTCGACTAGATCGCCAGCTTTTGGTGATCTCAATCGGATGCCTTTGTCTGTAGATTGAATTTCATATAACCCGTCTGTTAGTATGATAGATTATAATTTGAGCTGTGGGAATGTTTATCTTATAAGATCAAGGATTCTTGCTTCAAGCATTTTTTGGCGGGTGTGCAATGCTAGCTCACCCATTTTTATATTATCCTCAATAAACGCCTTAAGCGCATGATGCGGTGAGGAGATAGCAATGCTTTCAATTCCGCGGTAGCCTGCAAAGATCATGCCTATAATCTCACCATCAGCATTTAAGATTGATGATCCGCTTGATCCAGGCTTTGTAGGCAGTGTATATAGTGCGTAACCTTGCTTGTTGTATCCTGAGAACAAGCCCTTGAACATGAACACCATCTTCGTATTAAATATTCCGAGCGGAGCGGCGATGTTGTATGATTTTTGTGTGCGGACCGGGGGGGTCTCTGATACGCGAACTGGAGCTGGATGATCTCCGATGCCGTGAACCTGTAGCAAGCACATATCATATTGATGATTCATCTTGACGATTGTTGCCGGGTATGATTGCCCATGATACGTAACAATATTCATTCTTTGCGCCTCGACTGTGATGATGACGTCTGGCTTATCATATCTTTTCTTGAAGCCTTGCGCATCACAGCTATGACCTGCAGTCAAAACGTAGCCTACTGTGCTGTCGATCTTGCTTCTGCCTACGAACATACCCGAGGACGCGGATCCGAGCGTTGCAGTTTGACATGCAGAGAGAAGATTAGTTCCGATTGATTTGCATGCCTTGAGGTCTAAAGAATTTTGTATCAATGCAAAAGATTGTCTGGGTAGTTTTTCTTCTACGGTCCTTGAAAGATCTTTAACAGCGCAATAAGATGACGCACATGAAGAAGTCACAATCATGATTATGCATAAAATTATATACTTTTTAAGGTTTTTTATATCCATCAAGTATAAATATAGACGAATTTAGCTTATAAGTCCATATTTATAAATGGCGCGTATGAAGCAACAGGAGCACAAAACATGTTTGCGAATTTAACAAGAGTCCTTTTGATGGGGTCAGTTGTTCTTTCTACCAGCCTCTCGGCAATGGCAAATGATATTGATACCCAGCCAAAAATTACTAAGATTCCACAGATGTGGCATGTAGTTAAAGGTGAGTGGGCAGTAGCAAATCAGAAGCCAAAGATGAAGCACCAAGTCTTTTTTACTGCTGCAGGTTTCAATGCATCTAACACAGAAGTCAAAGCACAATTGATAAAGATGCCTTTTATTACAGTGGAGCGTCAGTCAAGCGAGGGTGAATGATACGGGAAAAGTTTTCAAGACTTTCAATTCTACTCGGTCTATTAATAATAGCCGGATTCACTTACATCATCTCAGCTGACCAAAAGCCTGAGATCATCTTTGCCGCTGAGACCACATACTACATCCCGGGTAAGAACGGTCTTTGTGACTGGGTTGGGTACATTGAGAACGATGTTACTCGGGAACGCGGTAGCTTCTCACGTGTCTTCATCGGCATACCCAAAGCTGAGGTTCGAGGATCTATTGTTGGCGTGCTTGAGGTTCACGGTGACATTGCAGTCCTCTCATATAATTTAACTTCCCAGCAAAAAGCTTTGCCAGTTGTTATGATGGGTAATCTAGGGGGCAAAGACACCCCGATCAAAAGCATTAGGTTTAGATGGCTTAAGAGCTCAGTCCTTACAATTCCTTTTTATAGCTCCCGGGAATCATGTATTAAAGGCATGGAGGAGCTAAAATGAAATGGGCTGCGGTCGTTTCCATCTCAGTGGCATTGCTTCTTGCAGGGGCATGTGAAGATGATAAGCTTATCGCGCTTGACTGCACACCTGGCAGTATTCTATATTGTGACGGTGCTGGCCGGACGTGGGAAGATAAAAAAGTCAGAACCGGAATATGCTCGTGGGGCAAGCAGACATGCTCATACGCTGGGTGGTCAGAATGTGAAGGTGTCACCGACCCGACAGCAGAAGTTTGTGACGGCCTTGACAATGATTGTGATGGCGCAATTGACGAAGACTATCCAGAGCAAGCACAGCTTTGCGGTATGCAAGATGATATCGAATACGGTGTGGGCATATGCAGTCCCGGTGTCTGGATGTGCTATGACGGATACCTGAGGTGCGATGGTCATGCTGGTCCGAGCCCTGAGGTTTGCGACAGCATTGACAATGATTGTAACGGTGTAGTTGATGATCAGCTTCCCAACACTACGATGGAAGTCTGCTATGACGGTCCGCAGGAGACGATTCTTGTAGGTGAATGCAAGCCGGGTATTAGATATTGTGTTGACGGATCAATGGAGTCTGATTGCGTTGGCATGGTTTTGCCTTCCCCGGAACTTTGCGATGGCAAAGACAATGATTGTGATGGTGAGATTGACGAAGGCTTTGACACGGGCAGTGTTGACCTTACGTTTATCATTGATGTGTCCGGATCCTTTGACGATGAGATTGAACGAACCATTTACGGTATTGCTCCTCTGCTCGAAGACGATCTTACACGCAACTTTAAGTTCAGTCTCGTTGTGATTGGCTCTCATTCTATTCCGGGTGCCAACTACCTCGATGGCAAGATGAGATTGATTACAGACTTTGTGCCACGAGATGAGTTCTTGCAACATCTTGAGACTGCGCTAGAGATGGCAAGAAGTCGTGGAGGCGGTGATGAGCCATCGTGGGATGCTATTCGCTATGTCGTTGAGAACACCTTTAGATTATCATTTCGGCCTGGGTCAAACAAGGTTATCATTCTCATGACAGATGAAGAAGGCCAGACACATGATCTAGCAATCCCTCAACACAGAGAAGCAGAAGTAGGAGCCATTGTGGCAAACTCACCATTCATCGTGCACGTATATTCAGACAATGGATTCTATGATAGCTTTGATGATATCTTTAGGGTTCGAGACAACTTCCACCCGCTTGGTGATCATCCTACAACCAATGAGGTATTTGAATCCTTGCGCAGGATCTTCCTCAATATCTGCACCGGTGGTTAGCCAATTAGTCTAGCTACATCGGTATAGATTGCCAAGCCCATTAGTGCACAGACAAATAACAATCCTACGAAATGAAGCTTGCCTCGGACTGACATTGATATGCGCTTGCGAGTGATCCATTCATAGGTAGACAGCATAATATGCCCGCCGTCCAATAGTGGTATAGGTAGTAGATTCATGGCGCCCAGATTGATTGAGAAGAAAGCGATCCACTGAATTAGGAATCCCCAGTCTTTAGTCTCCTCAGATTTCCTTACAGCTCTTTGCGTCTCATTATATATTGCTACTGGCCCGCCGAGATCTTCTTTCTTGACCCCGCTTTGCTTGAGGTGACTAACTGCGCGACCGATTGATGCATACATGTCTTTCGTCATCCTATAGGACGCTTGAGCTGCAACCTTTGCATCTACCTCGTGAACTTTTACCATGACTCCGGCCGGGGTTTGATGCTCAACTTCAACCTTTTGACCATAGTAATAGCCAAAGAATAGTGCCAGAGGTAGTGCTAGGTTTACCACGGGACCCGCCACTGCAATTAGAATCCGCTTCCAAGGTTTACATCCCCAGAATGAATTAGGATCCTCTGCAAGGTTCTCATAATCATCGTCACCTTCCAGGCGAACGTATCCGCCGAGAGGTATAAGCGATAATCTCCACTCAGTTCCTCGTGCATTGAAGCTGAGGAGTTTGGGGCCGAAGCCGAGGGAGAATGTCTTGACTGGGATCCCTACTGACTTTGCAGCAAGGTAATGTCCAAATTCATGAACAAATACGACGAATGTAATAATACCGACGAATGTTAACATATTAATAATTATCCTTTCGGGTGAGTAACTTCATAAACTTGCTCGTAAGCGTCTTCTAATTCTTTGCTAAGGGTTCTGGGAAATGTTACCCTTATTGTGACAACGTGATCGCCGCCGTTGACACCTTCACCTTTGAGACGAATCGTGTCTCCGGGCTTGGTGCAGTCAGGAATTACTAATCGCTTGGCCGGGCCGGCGACCGTTTCAATCTCTCTTCGGCAACCCAATATTGATTCAGGTATAGAAATAACAACGCTGGTATGAATATCGTTTCCCACCCGCTTGAAGTTACCATGCTCACCTACTCTTACTTCTAGAAAAAGATCGCCAGGAGGTGAGCCTTTTACATTTTGATGTCCGTATCCCTTGACTTTGATTACGTTGTTATTTTCGACTCCTGCTGGGATGTTGACCTTGATAGACTCGTGTGTGTTTTTCAAGCCCTTGCCCAGACATGAATTGCATGGATTCGTTATATTTGTGCCTTTACCATTGCATTCCTCACATGTTCGTGTCATCTGGAAGAAGCCTTGCAAAAAAGTAGTGTTACCTTGCCCGTGACACTTCTTGCATACAGCCTTGACAGTCTTGTCTGTGCTTCCTGACCCATCGCATGTCTTGCATGGCACCATACGCTCAACCTTTAGATCGATTACTTTTCCTATCGCTGCTGCGAAGAAATCGATATTAAGTCGATAGCGAAGATTTGTAGGCTTTGGGTTCTGCTTGTAGCCTCGGCGACTTGTGAATAAATCTTCAAACCCGCCCGTAAACTGGCTAAAGAAATCACCGAAGCCTGGACCTGGAGGCGGGAACCCTTTTGGTGCAGGATTATCGTATGATTTTCTTTTGTCCTTATCGCCTAAGACTGTGTATGCTTCAGCGACTTCTTTGAACAGCTCTTCTGCGTTTGTCTCTTTTGAAGTGTCTGGGTGATATCTCTTAGCCAGGTTTCTATATGACTTTTTGATTTGTGCTTGAGTAGCATCTTTCTTTACACCCAAGATATCGTAATAGTTCTTCACGTAATACTATCCTACCCTGATTAATTCATCCTCGTGGAAATAAACAAGTTCTCCGGCGAGGAAGATCTGGTAGTCGTATCCGCCAGTTCCTGCATCAGCAATTGCCATTACAAGTGGATCTAAGCAGTTAATAACAATTCCAGACTTATCTTTCCACGTCCAGCTTTTTGAACTTGCTGTATAGTCTGAACATTCTTTTATTATAACCATGTCGCCGGGATTGTATTTCATGGCTTTACTATTATGGTCTTCGTTAGGCGCCCGGTATTTTCTATACAGACACTTTTATTGCATGTAGAGAATACGAGATCAGCATCAATCTCTGCTATGCCAACCTTCTTACCTTTGATTAGTATGTCAAAGTTTGCTGACTTTACTTTTTTACCCCAGCGCACGTCTTTGATCGTAAGTTCTGTCTGGCTAAGCTCAATATTCTGAGTGTGTTTGATGGATATCTTTACTGGTGCTTCGGGCTTAATGAACCAACCCTTTTCCGGGATCATAGAGATTCTAGCATGTGCGTAATTATTGACCCATGTATTATCATGTCCGGTAATTACAGCCTTGAACTGGTGTGTTTGTTGTCTAGACGCTGCAAAAATACAAGCAGCCAGTAGAATACCTACCCCCGTTATTAAAAAGGGTTTGAGCATAACCAGCCTGCCAACATTCCGTCAGCCCATAGCATTGCACCGAGAAAATAGTATTGCCACGGCATTTTAAATGTGATTAACTTGCGACACAAGATCATAAGCAGCGTAAGCTCCCCTTTGATCTTTGCAAATCTACTTAATCTTTTATCATGTACTTCTTGTATCTTTGTGACATCATCACTCTTCATATATTACCTCCGTGTATAGTATAACTATGCAGAGCTCTATATTTTTAATCTTCGTCTAAAAGGCCGAGGGACTTGAGATAGTTGCTGATTCTGACATTGACAGGCGGGTCATACTCACCTTCAGGCCATCCGCCGGCGGACTTAAACTTCTTGTCTAAGTGAAGGTTCTTAGCAGTTGAAGGCAACCAACCATCGGGTCGACGTTTAGCAACTTCTCTTATTAGCTCGCGGAGTTGTTTTGCAGTTATTTTAATCATGATCTGCCCCTAATAATAATATATATTAGACAGAGCTACCTTTTTTCCGGGCCACGCTGGTGGATTTGAACATGAGCTGCCTTGATTCTTACGACTGTGCCGGCGTGGAGAATAGAAACGATCTTCTCCCAGGATTCATACTCCTTGACGACAACACCGTATTTCCACTCAGACAGCTCCTCAGCGCGGTGATTGATTACAGTTCGGAACCGGACCATGTCACCCTTCTTCATTTTCTATCCTTTGAAGCCATCGCTCATCTACTTCTTTCGGTTCTTCGTTCTGGAACCTGACGAGATATACATCAGTTCTGTGCGGACGTCTTGCTTGCGTCTTTCTAATTATGAACCCCTTGAGGTTTTTTGTCATACGGTATGACGTTCCAGTTCCTATCACCAGATCTCCGGGCTTCAAGTTCAACTCTCTGTCAGGATCATACTCGGGCATAGCTTCTTTTATCCACGAGTGATGATCATATGTAGGCTTTACCATTGTCTTCCTCGGCTGCTTCGCAATCATTAATATGAATCCATTGAGGCTCATTGTCAACGAATACCCAGAGAAATGTATCAAATGACTTTGGTGTTTCGAGAACAAGGCCTACAGAGTTTTTGAATATGCTTCCGACGATCTTGATCATCATACCTTCTTTAAAAGCTACTTTTGGATTCACAGCAATCATTAGGCTATAGCTTCTATTTCATCTTGATGCACCCACCACATTTCATTCTTAAGAAGAACTTTGTATCGCAGTGTCCCGGCATCATCTTCGTCTACTGCGAGGACGATACCTTTGTCGTCAGGGAATGAACTGATTTCTGTGCGGACTCTGATTAGGTCACCCTTTTTGATCACATGAATCTCAGACATCCGCGAATATTGTCACCGTAAAGTTCGATGGTTGCTTTTCCTTCGTAGCTGTAACCATGCTGCAACTTTTCAGGCTTTTTTATCCATAAAAATCTATGCTTCTTCCACTTGCTTCCGTCTTTGTATGCGTGCTTATACGATCCAACGTACTGGACAACGCCCGGTTCGACCAGATTGGCTAGACTGTTGGGCCAGCTATACGGAACATATTTATAGCACTCACCTCTTGACAGATCTTTTACATACACCTTCTTCATGCTTCAGGTTGGCCCCACTCATGAATCCAGTTGTGATCATCTATGTTCTTGTCATTGACGGGTGCTAGCTCGTCTTGAATGCATACGACAATCTTTTCATTTACAAGAATCTCTATGTGATCGGCTGACTCGGATTTAGTTATCACGGCTTTTTGAGGCAACTCATCGCCGAGCCAGAATAGAGATGAATACCAGACCAATGTTCCAGCGCTGAACAGCTTCATTTCTCTTTCTTCTTTCGTTGCTCATAAGTGTGAATAGCAAAGTCCTTTGTCTTCATCCTTCTCTCAATCACGTCATACGGGTCAGATCCGGGACCTGCCTCGCTTATCATGACGGTTCCCAGCTTGTTCATGAAGAACAGGACGTCCTCGGTCTTGATTAACTGCTTTGAGTGTGTAAGGAGTGCCTTGACCCTTTGCAAAGGATTGATTAGCTTGCCCCACTGACCTGATGACATCTTAGACATGACGTGCTCGAGGATCCCAACCTTTGAGTCGTCTGAGAGACTGTAGGGTGAAGGCTTGTCTTTCGTTGCACCTTTGTTTATGTACTTGATAACTCGCCACGGAACAAGATCCTGGTAGTCGTCGATGTGGATCAGCTTATCTTCTTCTAGCTTCTCCCAGCCTTCGCGGATATAGATCTGTTTGCCGTCAGTGGCGATCTTGCAGTTGGCGATATCAAAGCTCTGGAGGATTTGGCTTGGGGTTCCGCCGAACTTGTGGATCAATTGCATCATCCCGGAGTGATCGGCAAGGGTAAATGAAGCATCGTAAGCATACTTCATCATTGAGTTCGGCCCGGAAGCCCATTGCTTTGTATGATAGGGATGAAGTGAAACTCGCCCAAGATTGACACGATCATCCCGGATTTTCTTTGTAAAGCGTTCAGCGTGCTCTGGTGATCTGAAGAAGAAGTCCATGTCACCTGGCCTGTGGGTCCGATCGAACGCCTTGACTGCAGACCCCTCTGTAATTGCAGTACGAAGAAAGCCTCCTGCTAAAAATGCGCCGTGGTCAAAAAATGGCTGGAATTGAGCAAGAACACCCTCGGCGTCGGGCACCTGATCATATAGCCATTGCATATCTTTTGTCAGAATCTTGGTCATTAAACCTCCATATAATATTCTATCACACAGCAGTATCGTTTACAATTCTTCTAGTCCTTGCATCAAAACATCATCTTCAATATAGAATGAATCAATTTCTCCTGATGCGCTGGTAATTAGTTGTCCCAATCGAAGCTCTGGATGGATTCTCCATGCTGCTTCAAGTATATTCAAGTATGCTCTGATTTCATTGTCTCTCTTCTTTGTCATGTGTGGGCCATCCTTTCTTTATGTACCAACGTCTGGCTTCATATAATACCCTTTTCCCTTTGACAAGTACATCATGTGCATCTACTTTTTCAGTCTGATGATCACTTTGATTGTTGAACGTGCCCATAACTCTCGGAACATTCTTCTTTGTCATTCCAAGCCAGACGCCGTTATCAATCCATACAGGGTTCTTTCTGCCGTCATAGACTGACACCATGTCGCCGGCGATGAGGATTTCTTTCATGATTCTTTGACCATGCTTTCGATCATGATATCTAGCATATCAATCTTCTTTCCGTCAATCAGGATCGTATAGATACTAAATTGATTTTTGACAATCAATCCTGTCTTGCCGATAAGCTTGCTGTTCATAAGCATGCCCAAGGGATCTGCTTTTACCCTTACAAGCTCTCCCAGTTCGAACATGCTATTGCCAGATCCCTCTGTAATATTTCGTGTATAGCGCCATGCCTGCCTCGTATCGATTTTCCCATGAATCGCGGCGTTCTTTATCGTCCCACGGGTAATCAGGCATATCCATTCCGTTGTTAGCTGCGACGAACTCATGAGCCCAGATCATTTCATCCAGCATGTTGTCCCACACTTCGTCTGGGTTTTTTGTATTACCATCTTCGAGTTCGGCCGGATATCCATAGAAGTGTGTAGTCTTCTTATACGCCTTGAGCCTCGGGAGAACAAACTCAGATATAGTATTGTACAAACTCCATAGTTCACGGTCATCGAAGCCGCGTGTCAGGCGCTGGTATGGCCATTTAACAAATCGCTTGTAGATCATTTCGGGAGAAAGATATTCGTCTGTATTGCGAAGGATCGCCGACCACAGATGCACATACCACGGCTGATCACGCATTTGCCTAAAGAGCTCGTCCAGATCTTCTTCAGATCTGATTACTGTATCACCATCTTCGGTGTATTCAAACTCATATTTATCAGACATCGATGATCCCCTAGCTTTGTATCTTAAATATTATACTGCGGGTTCGAGGGGTTTACACCTGATTATTTGTCGAGGAATACGTCTTTTGCTGTGAATCGAATTTTCTTATCACTACCTGAATTCTTGCCGAATGCCTTGCGGTCGAATTCTTGTGCAGCAATCTCGTCTGGGTGCATCTCTTCTTCGGGCTCATCTTCGAAGCTATCTTGAATGAAATCATTAGCGAAAGCTAGGGCTTCCTCACCCATATCAGGCGGGATCCTGACATGGAGCAGGGCTTGGACAGCTATGTCAGCCGGCGTTGATCTGGAATGAATAGGATCATGAATAAGATTTGCCGCTGAATTTCTTATGGCATCTTTGATATCTTCGGGTAGATCAGCCTCGGGTGGTGCCCAATCTCTGTCAGCAAATTTACGATCAGCCAGCGTTTCATGTTCATCACTGTGCCAGTCGCTGCTCTCAGTCAAAACTCTCTTGAGCTCTTCCTGAATGATCTGTTGTAGTCTGCTTTTTGTGATCTTCATGTTATTTTCTACATGCTTTCTGCTGCGTACAAGTTAAGCTGATATTCGTCGTCGTCAAAGGCGTATCGAAGCTCTTCTTGCTCATCCTGTTCAAATGAGTATAGAACCGAGGCAGCCAGATCTAAAGCTACATCCTCAAGGCTTGCATCTGGATTGTCCGCCATGTATTCTTCGCCGGCGATCTTTGCTCTTCGACTGAGTTCGTCTTTGAGCCTTCTGGGATCCAGCCGTTCTTCCTCTGCTTTGCGGGCAGCAGCGGCCTTTTCTCTTTCGGGTCTGTCATAGACATCATCGATGTGCGCCTCAAGCTTTTCAAAATCGGCCTTGCTCAGCTCGATGCTTCGTTCAGTTCCGTCTTTGTCGTCGACGATGACGGACAGCCTAAGCTTTTCGATAAACTCATCGGCTTTGGCAGCAGGTATACCTCTTTGAGTGCCGGCGCCGATGTAAAGCACCTCGCCGGTTTCTACATCAACGATATCAACCGTGTCGTTGTCGAGCTTGTCTGCCAAGTCCCTGAGTTCATCAGGGCTAAGTTCACCGTCACCGTCACTATCAGCTTCAGCCAGAACTCGTGTGAGCTCCTCGCGAATGATCTGCCTAAGGTTGCTGAGTGTTGTTTTCACTTTCTCTTATTCCCCGTGAAACATTGCCTGAACTGCATCAAGCTCGCCCTTGACATATCTTAGGTCAGGGTCAAGTGAATTGTCACGATGATTTACAGAGTCATCTTCTAGCTTGAGCATTTGCTCCATAAACTCAGCGTCTTCTGCAGCGGCTGATTGCTCGTGTGCTGCGAGGCTCTGTGCTAACTCAGCAACTGCATCAAGTGCGCTATGTGCTTCGTCTAGATTGTCCATAAGTTGGGTGAGCAATCCTACCTTGGCAGAATAGAACTCATTGGCTCCGTCTGCTGGTTGCTCATTTAGCTTTGATAGCTCTTCACGAATGATCTGACGAAGTGTGTTTGCTTTGATTTCCATTATTACCCCTCCCGGGTGTGTCTACAAATAAATATATGGTTGCTGCAGTAATATTATACAGTAATTAGCTTACCTGTGTAAGTGCTTTGTTTTCCGTTATCGCTGGGATCAAATGCGTTTCTTTCGTGCGGATATCCCCGAGGATTGCAGACCAGCCTTGTGTTACTAATCGTTTGATCTTGTTCGAAATGGGTGTGACCATACATCCAGAGCTTTGGCCCTCGACTATAAATCAAGTTCGAATAGTCACAGGCGAAGAATCGGTTCAAAAACGAACCTTTAAAAAAATCATCGATGCATACCTCACTCGGCAGGTGGTGGGTCACAACGATATCATCAACTTGTAGGTTTGCCTCGAGGAACTGCTCAAACCTTGCTTGCTCTTCGTATACCCACGGTTTGAAGTCATTGATCACGTTAAAATCTGACATGTTGCGCTCGTAAGGGAAGTTTGTCGGATGATCACGGAACCAACCTGTGCTCCCGAGGAAACGCTGTCCATTGATTACTGCAACGTTATTATTGAGCCAGTCAAGATTGGCATGGCGTTTGAGGCATCGATCTCTGATATCACTGATTGCTTGTGGGCTTGAGTGATAATATTCGTGGTTGCCTGGTACAAATACCACGTTTTCGAACCGGCCACAGAACAAGCCCAGAGTGTCCTCGATCTGGTCATTCACAGTGATATCACCTGCCAACACCAGCACATCCACATCGTTATCGAGGCCTTCGACAAACTCTGGCATGTCACGGTGGAATTCGAAGTGAAGATCAGACAAGAGGAGGAGCTTAGTCATGCAACTTCCTTGCAGCCTCTACAGTTCCAACGTTCTCAGCTTGAAACCCCTTTGCTAACAAAATATGCTTTGTATATTCAGCACGTTTTCCGGATCGGCAGTAGATCAAGATTGTCTTGTCCATCGGTAGGTCAGTCAGGTGGTTCTGGATTTCGATTGAACTGATGTTGAGGTCTCCCGGAATATTGCTTCGGGCATGTTCTTCTTGGGTTCGAACGTCTAAAAAGAATGTTTGCTTCATCTGTATCCTCTGTAGATATTATATATCACAGTTTCAATTATACACAATCTTGTTATTGATGTATTGACTTCGCCATAGGCAATTTTTATTTATGTAGTGCCTCTTCCCGTCGATCAAGCCAACGAACCCGTTTTCCCATTCGCTTATTAGGAATGTTGGCTTGTTATTTCTCGGGTCGAGAGTTGCTACAGCATAATAGAATACGAGATCACCCGGTTTGAAGCTGTAGTTGATCATCCTGTAATTCCCATTGCGTCCATCATCCCGTGAAAGCTCATCTCTGAGGGTTGTTCAATCTTGGCTTCTTCGTTAACAAGCTTAGTTGCACCAACC